AGTGAAGGGAATGTAGGATTTAATTCTTACGTTAAGGATACCTTGGGTATTGAGCCTCGAACAGCGGCGTATTACGTTGACCTGTATGAGATGTTTTCTCAGGTAACTACCGAGTCTAAGCTTGGTAAGATAGGATGGACTAAGCTCCGTCAGATGCTACCTCTTCGTAAGGTTATCAATACGGATAATGTCGATGAGTGGATTGATGAGGCTAAGACCAGTACCTCAAATGAGCTTGGAGATAAGGTTCGTAAGGCGTTGGTTGATGCTGGGGAGGAGACTCACGGTAATCTTGATACTGCAACTCAGGTGAAGTTCACCTTTATTGCACACGATGACCAAGCTAAGGTTTGGGAGGAAGCTATTGATAAGGCTAAGAGCGTTATTGGTAGTGATACTTCTGAGTCTCAGGCTTTGCATCACATCGTGACCGAGTGGTTGGACTTGTCGGTATAGTATCGACGTAACTGTAACAATAATTGCGCCCCTACCACTTTAGGGTGGTAGGGGTATTTTATATAAATGTCTTTATTAAATCATCCAGTTGGTAACCCTATTAATTTGGGGCTTGAAGCTTTAGGCGAATTACCTTACGACCCTTCTGAATCTAAGAATCCTATATTAGCTTATGCTTCTATGAAGATGTATATGGCTTGTAACATAGCTTTGGTTAATGGTAATAGGGGGTTAATGCCGTTGGTATGGGCGTGGACTGCTTCTACTATTTATAATAAGGTAATCGGCTTATCTGATAAGGATAATAGCGTTAATGGCTTGTTGGATAAGGTAGAAGATACAATATTCGATTTTAGTATTAACCCGGAAGTATGCTCATTGTCAGGTGGTACGGTTAATTTTTTGGGATTGTTAGTGAGGGTGCGTGAGGGGGAATATAGTGGGCCAGATTTGGGTAAGGCGTTAAATAATTCAGACTTGTTAATTGATGAGAAGCGGCTTTTGGTACTCGTAGCGAAGTACGCTAGTTTAGGTTGTGCTGTAGTTGAAGGAGCGTCACAGGCTTATATTTATGAGACTACTGAGGAGGGGCGTAGCCCTGAGAAACCCGACCTAAGGTCTGCTATGGAGAGTGTTAAGGCTATGTCGGGTAATGCTTTTAGTCATCTTGTGAAATCTAGTTATAGGCTTTGTTACGAACTTAAAGAGAGTTATCCCGGTAATGATAAGTTGTGGGATATGTGTGCGTCTTTAGTTTGTAGAATGTCCGAAAGCGTAAGTATGCCTAGCCCATCCGAGGAAGAGACTTCTTATGCTTGCCGTAATAGAAGATGGAGGTCTGGAAATATTACTGATAACAAAGCAGATGATAGGGATTATTATGAGTCTATACTAATACATAGTGTGCGATCTAATTTAGAGTCAGATTTAAAGAAGACCGTAGATAATTCTACGCCTTCGCAGGTTTTACGAGCGTTTGATTTTTGTAGGGAGTATATATTAAATGAGTGGGAGAGCTTTATACCAGTTAGTTTTATGAGTCGTGGTGCGTATGATTCTTTTGTAAAAGAGGGTCAGACAAAAACTCTGTATGACTTAGATGATGAGGGGGCTATTGGGGATTACCATTATCAGTATAGCGATACCCCATTACATACTAGGAAGATAAATGATAAGAGGTTATGGGGAGAGGAGGGAAGGTTTATTACTTATGGTTCACTTATCCATTTAGGTATGAGCGATGTAATAGATTATATGAGAGCTATGTTTGGTAGGGTTATGGTTGAGTGGGATAGGTCTGTATTGGATTACTCTACTGCAACTATTAATGATTGTGCGCTATCTAATTATGCGTTTCCCTCTACTTTTGATAATTGTGCGAAGTTGTTACTACCGTTTGTTATGGCTAGAGTTAATGGAGGAAGTAAGACGAAGCCTAGCGGAGTAGTGTCTGTTGTGAAGTCTGTGATAGGTGGAGAAGGTTGCTGGCCTAGTTATGTAGAGCTTCAGATACATGATCTTATGACTACTGATAGGGTTAAGTCCGTAGATATTTGAACAGCGTTCAAATAGTATATCTTTTTAGTTGACAAAGGTTTTAACCTGTGTTATACTAGATAAGAGGACGGACATTTACTTGACAGAAATAATAGAAGGTATATTATACTGTACTGTATAGTGTTCGTATGTAAGTCCTCTTGCCTTTAGTTTTATTCTTGGGGCTAAGGGCGAGAGGCGAATGAATGAATGCTTATGAATACAGATGTTATAAATAAAGGAAGGTTGCCTTCAGTGATGCCCTTAACTGTTCGTATGGGGTGGTGTAGGCAAGGAAATAGCGACAAAATATACGGAATTGCTTTAATGGCGTTCTTTAATCATGGGATTAAGGATGAGGCTCCTGTATTTGATTTGTTTGGTGCTACTAATGTTGTGCCTGTGATACTAGGGTCGTTTACTTTTTATGGGGCAAGGTCAACAGTTGAGACTAATCTAAACCTAACGCATAAGCGAGAGGAGCTTACCGATATGTCGGAAAAATGGAGGGAGTTAGAAAGGTTAGGCAAGAACATCCTCTTCTTAAAAAATAAGGGTGCGTTCTCTTATCATAATAGTTTTAGGATAGATGAGGGTTATAACTGTAATATTTTTAGAAGGTTTAAGGATAAACTTAGAGGGGGTTATTCAGAGGTTCCTGCTGTAGAAAATCAAGTTCGTAGCAGGATTATGGAATGGAGGGATTCATTCTTAAGTGTTGATGGTAAGGAGATTACAGAGTGCGATATAATTGATGTGTATTATCGCTGTCTCAGTGATCTAAACTATGGTAAATTTAGTAAGCAAGAGATTACAGAGCAACATAGGATGTATAATGGATATAACGTATATATTGATGTTAATAAGATATGGAACGTGGATAGCGATACCATATGGGATATCAACGGCGGTAAATTCGATAGGTCTAAACTCTTTAATCCTGTAAGAAGTAAGAGAAGAAGAGCAATTCAGTTATATTAGTATGAGTAGAAGAAGTGAGTTTACGAGGTGGGTGTCTTCCCGACGTAAGAGATATAGAGTTAGGTTTATTAAAGGGTTAGCATTAGAGTTTTTCGCAATAGTTTCTATCTTTGCGATATTTTATGCGCTAACGGTTTTGGCTTTTTGCCTTTAAAGAAGACAAATTAGTTGATATTTTCTCTTGACAAAGGTTTTGACCTGTGTTATAATAAGGCATGGCTAAGAGAAAGAAAAATAAGAGATGGAATAAGTATTGTATTATTGCAAATCCTAAGTGGGCGTGGGAAGAAGTTCCAGTCGATAGAGGGAGCCTTGCGTACTCACAAAATCCCGAAGAGCGGTGGTTTGTTAATGGCTATTATCAAGTATTTATTACCCCCCTTAGCGTCGGAAAGGAAGAAGAGAGGATGCTTCACTTATCTATTAAGACGCATGACCGTAGCCCTTCTAGGGATTGGCGTGACTTTCAGCAGATTAAGAATGACTTGGTTGGTGCTGAGTGCGAGGCGGTGGAGTTATACCCAGCGGAGTCTAGGTTGGTGGACACTTCAAATCAATACCATCTCTGGGCTATCGCAGACCCTAAAATTAGTTTTCCTATAGGATTTAGCGATGGTAGGTCGGTAACTAATCATCCTGAGAAGGAAGCTCCGGGTGCTGTTCAGCGATATAATCCAGCTTTTGAAGGAGAGGAAACTGAGAATATTTTAGGAGGTAACTAATATAATTAATATAAAACCATATAACTGAGTAATTAAATGAATATATACAGGGTAACAAGAGAGTATCGCAATGGGACACGCACTACTTGGCATGACAGTAAAATGTCAGCAGACAGGATAGTTAAAAGGCATAAACGTATAGGTAAAAAGTTTATGAAGGAGTTGGATAAGCTATCTGATAAGTATCCTCCTCACAAAAGAGAGATGCACGGATATCTTGCTGAGGTTTATTTAAAAGAGCAGGAAGATTTAATTAATCGATTTGCACAAGAATATAATGAGAAGGATGCTCCTATGAGATGGGTAGGGATGGAGAAGATTTATCTACCTCTAACAAGAGCAGGGGTAGTTTCTTTAGTGAGTTGCACTCAGGATGAGTGGTCAAGTAAAAGTCGCTTTTGATTATTTATGCAAATAAAAATTGTTGACCAAGCCCCGATTCTTAGTTAGTATAATTTTTATAAGTTATGGATATTAAAGAGATTAATAGCTTTATTAATGAAGCGGTGAGTATAGATGTGGATTCCTATCCTGAGTTTCCAGAGCAGTTTAGATGTTTAGGGACTAAGTGTCCTACTCATATTGCTTTGCGTTTTATTAGGCTTGGCGAGGTTCTTAAGGATTATATTGATGAAGATAGTGCTAGGGATCAATTAATAATGGAGTCGGTATGCTCTAATCCTCAGAGTGAGTTAGTATTAGATGATAACTAAGGAATATAATTTATCGGTAGATAAGTATGGGTATCTTAAAGATGTCTTATTTTATGTTACCACTAAGGAAAAGTTTCCAGCTATCTTGGAGAACGGTAGGATATTTAATAGTGTAGATGACCCTTCTTTATTTGCTTATAATAATTTTTGGGATGCTGTTAAGTGGGTAGTGGATAAAGAATTGATTCACCGAAAGGATCTAGGTAGTGGGGATTATGTAATACTTTATTTGCGCCAAGGAGATGAGTGGGAGAGTACAAAGTATTGTCATTCTATGAAAGGGAGATGGTATAGGGCTAGGCATCCAGTTAATACTTCTACTATTATAGATACGGTGTTTGTTGATAGAGTGGTGCTGGAAAGATGGTATGATTTTTGTAGCGGTGTATAATTGTGACTCATAAAGAAATTACTAGATTTATAGAATCACATAATTGGACTTACGCTAAGACAATGCCTAAGTATCCTCACTTCTATGTGGTTAGGAATAAATGTAGGGATGACGAAGAGTTTGTTAGCTTTGTTGAGCATATAAGGTTATATGGGCGTGATGCGTTCTTCTTTAAGACTCTTTTAAGATATTTTGATTTTGGTAGGTATACATACTGGACTATGGGTTATGAGATAAAAACTACTTCAATTATTAATCGGGCAGTGATAGAGGGAAATACTGTCCCTAACGATATAAAGAACCCCTTTCCGTTTTATGCTAAGCCTTCAGATAAGGTTGCCTTGAAAGCAGGTGAAAAATGATAAGTAGAGACTATATATTATCTTATGCTAAGCCTTCAAGGAGCTATGCTCAGTATCCTTTTAAAGAGGTGATACAAAATGATTGCTATAAGACGGCTGGGTATAGGAACTTAAGAATAGATACTGTTTTTGATGTGGGAGCTAACATTGGTATGTTCGCTATAAAAGCTAATGACTTATTTCCAAAAGCAAAGATACATTGTTATGAGCCAGTTCCAGAGACGTTTGAGGATCTTTCTTATAATTTGGCTAAGTTATGCCCAAGTGCTGTACCCCATAAGGTTGGAGTAGGACGCATTACTGCGTCTAATAATATTTATTATCGAAGAGAAGGTTTTTCTGGTGATTTTAGTATAGGTGCGCCCAATAAGGTTAGTAATAAATTGCATAGCTCTATGGCTTTACTTTTATCTACTGAGGATTTTGTAGCTCGTAAAGAGTGTCGGAACGCTGGGAGGTATATAGTTAAGATGGATATAGAGGGAGGTGAGATTAATTTTATTAGGTCTAAAGCAGGGGAGGATTTTATTAATCGTAGTGTACTATCTGTTTTTGAGTTTCATTGTTTTGAGTTACCTAAGGCTATGATTGTAGGAATGATGAAATCTAAGTTTGGAACAAGGTTTAAGGTTTGGAAGTCTGGCGTAAGCAGTAAAACTTTTATGGCTATGGTTGACAATAGGTGAAAGTAAGAATAGTACAGATAGATCAAGAAGCGATAAAGCCTTATACGAGGGAGATGAAAAAGGCTTCGCTGACTCTTACTAATGTAGATTATCTGTTTGGGGCGTTCCTTGAAGGAACTGATAAGTTGCTCGGATGGGCAGGAGTAAAGGTCTATTCGACTAAATATATTTTGAAGACTATATATGTTCGACCAGAGTATCGCCTTAGAGGAGTGTACCGAAAGCTATTGGAGTATCATTTGTCTGCCTTTAATGATAAACCGATAGAGGCAGTATGCACCCCTAGCTCCTTCCCCTGTATGATTAAATATGGATTTAAGGTAGTAAAAGAGTATAAGAATGGCTGTAAGAAAGTGATTAAATGATAAAAATGTATATACAGACTGTCCCGTCTAGGGCTGATATGGCAAGTAAGCTGAAGGGTGAATCTAAAAAGATGTCCTTTATTAAGGATGTTGAGGTAGTTGAGGATACTAAATGCATTAGCCCTTTATATAATTTTTTATGTATATGTGAGAAGATAAAGGATTCATCAGAATCGGGGTTAATTATGCAGGATGATTGTTTATGGCATAAGGATGCCGATAATGCCCTTTCAGATATATTGAAAGGTCTTGAGGAGAAAAGAGTAATATCTTTATTTGCTCCTCCTAGGAAGGGGATGGTTGAGGCAGAGGCTGAAGGGTATAATTGGGGAGAGAATTATAATCATTGTTGGCAACAGTGCATTGTAATTACTTGTGATATAGCTAGAAAGATTTTGGAATTTGCACAGCGTTCAAATGAGGCTAAGCACGATGATGTACTGTTGCGTGATTATCTAAAGTCAGAAGGACTACCTATTTATGTGACGCTCCCTAGTATTGTTCAGCATAATGTCAATGTGTCCTCTGTTGCTGGAAATCCTAGAAAGATAGGTAATATAGGCTATAGGGTTACTAGGAATTGGAGTAAGAATATTAAAAGAAGGCATTTTTCTAAAGATAAGATTTGTAAAATATGAAAACCTTTAAGAATGAGAATGTTTTAGATGCGGCTAGGAGGCGTATGAGGTGGATCTTTTCTGAGTTTGACAATGTAGTAGTGTCTACTAGTGGAGGTAAGGATTCTACTGTTACGTTTCAGTTAGCCTTGGAAGCGGCGAAGGAGGCGAATAGATTACCTCTTAAGGTGTTGTTCTTGGATCAAGAGGCTGAGTGGCAAGCGACTATCGATTCTGTTCGTCAGATGATGGAGCATCCTGACGTTGAACCATATTGGTTGCAGATACCGTTTAAACTATTTAATGCTACTAGTGTAGATGAGCATTGGCTTGAATGCTGGGATGAGGGTAAGGAGGATCTTTGGATAAGACCTAAGGAGTCTTATGCTATTACTGAAAATAATTTCGGGACTGATAGATTTTCTCAGTTGTTTAAGAAGATACCTAATGTCTTGTGGCCCAATAAGAAGACGGCCTTTTTAGCCGGGGTTAGGTGCGAGGAGTCTCCCTCTAGGACTGTAGCTCTCACGCACTCACTTTGTTATAAATGGGTGACTTGGGGAAAGACTCTTGAGCCTACTACTAACGTGACGTTTTATCCTATTTATGATTGGGCTACTACTGATATATGGAAAGCTATAAACGACCATGATTGGCCTTACTGTAAATTATACGATCATTTTTATAGGTATGGCGTAGCAAGCACTAAGATGAGGGTGAGTAATGTTCACCATGAGACTGCTGTATGGGCATTGTTTGTCTTACAGGAGATCGAGCCTCAGACTTATGAGAGGTTGGTTAAGAGAATAGAGGGGATAGACATGGCTGGGAAGATGGGAGTCCAAGATTATTTTCCTAAGGATGTTCCTCCTATGTTTGGGGATTGGAAAGATTATAGGGATCATTTGCTTGAGAAGCTTATTACTGAACCCAAGTTAAATTCTAAGTTTAAGGGAATGTTTTCTAGGATGGAGAGAGATATGGCTGGATTTCTTGACAATAGGGGAGTATACAAGGCTCAAGTTATGTCTATTTTATGTAACGACCATGAAGGTGTTAAAGTTTCTAACTTCTTAGCCGCCCCTGAGAATTATGCGGTTGTAAAATCTAATAGAAAATTAAGAATGGAGTTAGCTGAATCTGAAAAGAAGGAGACAATCGAGCCATGAGTGTAGAAATAGATAATCTTGAAGACGGAGCATTAATATTAGATGGGTTAGACGATGCAATCGTAGGCTCATCTGATTGTGGCTTATTAGTATATGATTATAAAAAGATGGTAAGTGTGTTTATGAGTCAAGGTATGGGCCATGAAGAAGCAGTTGAGTGGATAGATTATAATGTGCTGGGAGTTAAGTGTAATGGTAAAGGATTTATAATGATGCATCCAAAAGAAGTTTAGTGTTTATGAGTATAGAATCTGAATTAATTAAAGAATTTACTGAGTGCGAGGGTATTAAAGATAAATTAGCTCTCGCTAATAAGTATTCACTTCTTATACATAAGATGGTAGATGCGATTCACCCGGTTGGTAATGTAACTTGGGTTCCGATTACTGATGTTGAGGCTAATGATTATAATCCTAATGCTGTAGCTGATACTGAGATGCAGTTATTGTATACATCTATTAGCCATGATGGATATACTCAGCCAGTTGTTACTATATATGATGCTGATAGGGGTAAGTATGTGATAGTCGATGGGTTTCATAGGTATTCTACCATGAGAAGGAATAAGGATATAATGGAAACTACTGACGGGATGCTTCCCGTCGTTGTTATTGATAAGGATATTAATGATAGGATGGCTTCTACTGTTAGGCATAATAGGGCTAGAGGTAAGCACTCGGTTAGTGGTATGGGTAATATGGTTTTCGAGATGCTTGATAATGGGTGGACGGACGAGGCTATATGCTCTGAGTTGGGTATGAGTGCCGATGAACTAGTGAGGCTTAAGCACGTTACTGGATTCTCTAAGCTGTTTGAGAATGTCAATTATCGAAAGTCTTGGGAAATGAAACAGCAACTTAAATTTAAAAAGGAATATAAAGATGAGCATCCAGAAGAACCAATTACAGTCTGAGTTAGATAAGATAATTAATAGTGGAGATATTAAGGAAGTTGATATAGGTGATATAAAACCTTACGGTAAGAACCCTCGTAAGATCCCTGCTGACGCTGTTGATGCGGTTAAAGAGTCAATTAAGGAGTTCGGTTATGCTGTCCCTATAGTCGTTGACTCTGACATGGTAATAGTTACTGGGCATACGAGGTATAAAGCATTACAGGATATGAAAGTGCCTAAAGTTAGTGTTATGGTCGCAAGCCATTTATCGGAGGCACAGGCTAAGGAATTTAGGATTGCCGACAATAAGGTATCTGAGGTGGCATCTTGGGATAAAGAGTTACTTGTGCCTGAGATAAGGGCGGTAGAAGGAGATGGCGCTATGGATGTTTTCTTTAAGAGTGGCGAGTTGGAATTACTGTTAGGGTCATTGGATGAGGCAGGTACTTCAGTTAATTCCCCTACTAAAGAAAAGATTGAAGCGACTCAGGAAGCTCTTGATAAAAAATATGAGGATTTGGATGAAAGGGCGCAGGATATGACCTTTGAGGTTAAGTGTGAGCATTGTAAGGAGCCTTATCATATAGATAAGAGATTGGTGAAGTGAGTAGAATTTGGAATATTATGAAGACTGAGAATAAACATTCTGTAAATATTGAAAAGGTTAGTATTGACTCAATAGTTCCTTATTGGAGGAATCCTAGAAAAAATGAGGAAGCGGTTACGGATGTAACTGAGTCTATTTCTAAGTATGGCTATAATGTACCAATAATTGTTGATAAAGAGGGAGTAATTATTGCTGGGCATACGAGGTATAAGGCGTTGATGCGGTTAGAAGTTAAGGAGGTAGGCGTGGTGCGTCTTGATTTACCTGAGGAAAAGGCTAGGAGATTCCGCATTGCTGATAATAAGGTTGGCGAGTTTAGTTATTGGGATGATGAAATATTACAAGAAGAGCTTAAGGATATAGTAACTGAAGATCCTTTAAGTATGTCTGCGTTCTTCTCTCAGGGGGAGTGGCAAGATATTTTAGATAGTGCTGGTATAGAGGTTTCTTTAGATGATGGTGAGGGTGAGTTGGCAGATCCTTATTCTGAGCCGTATAGAGGAGAGGCTGAGTCTAAGCATATAGAGACTATTTGCCCTCATTGTCTTGAGGTTAATATATTTGCTAAGGAGTCGTTACTTGACTTGGGAGAGGATATAGAGGAACTTAATGAGCAATGAGTAAAGGTAAAGGTAAAAGAATTAGTGCGTCTGGGGAGGAAGTTCTTGATACTGGTAGGACAGATCTTAGGACTGACCCTAATGTATGCGAGAAAATAAAGGGTGCGCTAATCGCTGGTAATACTTATTCGGCGGCTTGTAGGGTGGCTAGGATTAGCCCTTCATCTTTTTATAGATGGATGAAACAGGGGAACTCCGCACCTGAGGGAACTGTAGCTAGAGAATTTTATGAGATGGTTGAGGATGCTACCACTCAGGCAGAGCATAGGAATGTGATGTGCATCCAAAAGGCCGCAGGAAAGGGTAATTGGCAAGCGGCGGCTTGGTGGTTGGAGAGGCGTAGACCTAATGATTATGCTCGTAGGGACACTGTTCAAGTAGGGAGTGATGGTACACCTCTTATAGTAGCTGGTGTTAGTGAGGCTACATTGACTGATACAGAAAAGATGGAGGCATTGAAGGCTATTATAACCCGTAACCCTTCTTTGTTGCCAGATAAGAATGTCAATGATAGGACTACGGTGATAGATGTTCCAGAGGAGGAGGAGAGTGGACAGTAAATATTTAATTTCTCTATGCGTTGGTTTAGCTGTTCAAGCAGGTGGAATAGTATGGTGGGCTTCAAAATTACAGTCGCAAGTGCAACACAATGACTTTCAAATTCAAATGATGGCGAAGGATGTAGATAAACACGCAATCTTTGTCTCTGATTGGCCCGCAGGGAAGTGGGGAAGCGGAAGCCTCCCTTCCGACGTTAGGCAGGACTTGAAGATAGGAATGTTAGAAGCTGATATGGATAAGTTGATGTCTAAATTTTATAATGGCGAAGACAAACACTAAGGAATCAACTTCTAACTTTTCTAAAGACGAGCATGAGGCTGTTCTTGAAGTACTTGTGGGGGCATCTAGGAAAGACTTACTTTCGTTCCTTCATTTTATGTGGCCTCAGGTAGAGGGTCAGGTTTATTCTTTAGGGGCTTTGCATACTTATCTGGCTGACGTAGCTCAGAAGTGCTGGGAGGGTAAGATAGGTAAGTATCAGGTCGTTTCGGTTCCTCCTCAGCATGGAAAGAGTAGGATGCTTTCTGTTAGGGTAGCCGCATGGCTTATTGGGGCAGAGCCGGGAATTAATATTGCGCTTACAGGGTTTTCTCATTCTTTGCTTACAGAGTTTATTGACGAGGCTAGGAGGGTTATGGAGAGTCCTAGATATCAGTTGATTTTTCCAGACATAAGACCTGTTAAGGGTCGAGATAGGGCAGGGGATGTATTGTTTACTAATAATTCTAATATTCAAGCTAGGTCGGCTGGTTCAAAGCTTACTGGTAGGAGGGTCGATTGGCTGATAATTGATGATCCGCATTCTGGAAGAGCGGAGGCAGAGTCTCCTTCGCAGAGAAGAAAAATTAATCAGTGGTTTCATGCTGACTGCCTTACTCGTATGAGTGCCGATGGAAAGATATTCATTATAGCTACGAGGTGGCATCCTGACGATCTTATTGGGGGGTTAATTTCTGAGGAAGGACAGAGGAAGCTTATTGATGCTGGGCATGAGGAGTTGTTATTTCAGCAGACAAACTTGGCGGCTATTGCAGAAGAGGGGGATGTACTTGGACGGGAACCGGGAGAGGCTTTATTCCCTGAGCAACGGCCTTTAAAATTTCTTGAAGGTGTGAAGGCTATGATGCCTTCTTATGAGTGGGAGTCTCAGTATATGGGTAGACCTCAGACCGCTAGCGGCGAGCAATGCGATATATCTAATTTAGTTTTTATAACAAAGGATGAAGTTCCTAGAGATGTGGAGTGGGTTAGAGGATGGGACTTGGCTATTACTGAGGGACAGCAAGCAGACTTTACCGCTGGTGTCCTTTGCGCTAGGGATAAGAATGGTAGGTTTTATATTATTAATTCTAGGAGGGGTCAAAAAGCGTGGGCGCAGATGCGTAATATGATTATTACCCAGAGTTTAATCGATAGAGACAATGACCGTGTTTTCCGTATAGGCGTTGAGGGTGTGTCAGGATTTGATGCTGTGTACTCTGATGTTAAACAGGAGTTGCTTGGACAGGTTAGTGTGGTGAAGAAGAACCCTCCAAGGGGAGGTAAGCTTCTGAGAGCGCAACCTTGGTTGAACTTAATAGAGGCTGGTAAGGTTTGTGTGGTGAGAGGGGATTGGAATAAGGATTTTCTTAATGAGCTTGAGTTGTTTCCTGAGGCTAGGCATGATGACCAAGTTGATGCAGTGTCTATAGCGTGGGAGATGCTGGTTAAGCGGGACGTTTTACTTATCGCTTAAAGCGTATTTGCACGACGTTCAATAGTGGGCTAGGGTCTGCTCATGCTTATTACATTTATATGTACTGGGTTATGGTTGTCCTTAGCAGTTTTTGCACTGAGGTACAGCCTTTCTGTATATTTGAATTTAGATAAAGATGACTGTTGATGAATTTATAGATAGCTTATCTGATCTTGAGCCTGACGAGCATATAATAGGTAAGGTGTGGACGAGGGATGATATAGGTGCGCCAGTGTCACAGGCTGATTGGGATAGTAAGAGTTCTGAAGTTGCAGATAACTTTGACTGGAGTGCGGTGGACGAAGACTTAGCTCAAGAGATGGAGGAAGCGGCAGAGCAATCTTAAGACTCAACCCGTTGCGCCACGTTATCTCTATAATAGAATAGAACAATTAAGACCTATACTTATCTATAGATCTATTCCTATCCTTATCCCTATCTGTATACACACATTCATGTTCACATTTACATTAACTTTTATATAATATTTAATTTTTAATTTTTAAAATAATCTCGAAAATTTGGCAAAGCTAGGGACGGCACACATTTTTTTGAGGCACTTTTTTGAGCTTGATGGGGCTTAGCTTGATAGAGTTGTTGGATTATAAAAAAGGGATATGGAGGTTTATGCGGCCTATCGGTGGTTTTTTCTACGCCGAATAGTGCGCCTCAGGGTTTTTTGGGTACGCCGAATGGGTAAGATTCACCGCACCCACGGTTTTTCAGGCTCCGTCGAATAGTATAAGGCCATTTAAGGACGAAGTTTCACCAATCGCATATTACCGTTAGTGCATCAAGGTTCCGTGTATAGTATAACACAGGTTATGTCCTTTGTCAAGCAAAATATCGTATAAAAATTAAAAAAATTAAATATATAATTTACTTGACAAAGGTTTTTTATGTGCTATATTAGGGCATGACAATATTAGCCCTTCTTTTACTGGCGATTTTGATTTATGACGAACTCAATAAAAAATAAATAAATAACTTGACAAAGGTTTTGACCTGTGTTATAGTATAATATGATGAAACAACAGTGCAGTACAGCAGTAAGCGTAGGCCAGCGAATACGCTTCATATGGAAGGGCGAAGAGTTCTCAGGGATTGTAGCCGAACTGAAGCCAGAGGTAGGAGGCGAATACCCTGCACCTTGGTATGAGGACTATGACGTATTCGGTGAGTGCGAACAGTACGATTACAGGGTTACCGGGATTACATGGGTAACGTGCGGAGGTGATTTCCCAGACGATCTTTATCTCTATGAGGGCCACGTAATATAAACTTACATAAATAACTTGACAAAGGATTTAACCTGTGATATAGTAATAGCATGATGAAAAACTTAGACTTATATTTAACATCCCAGAAAGGCACGTACTTCGCTACGAGTTGTATGGGCTACTGCACTGGCCGAAACCCATTTGAGGCTATGGGAAGGCTGGCAAGAATTTACGGCTTAGGCTTCGACTCTAAGGACACCAAGACTGGCTCAGATGCCTACCTAGAGCAGACCCGAAAGACTAACCTTTGGTGGATACCAAACGTAGACTTATGGGATCATGTGGATAACTACAGGCCATGTGACGAAGACGGGAAGACTTGCGCCATCCCGCTCTACGCAGGTGAAGATGAGCATAACGAGCGAGTTACCTCAGCCCACCTGAGTAAGTCATGGGATTCATTTACCGAAACCCAGAAGGAGCTTAACGAATATTACACCAGCAGATCGAAGAGATGAAGAAAACCGAATACCAATTTAGCGAGTCTACTCGCCTACATAGTAGGCTTTGCAGACTGTATAGAATAAAGGAGTTATTGCTATGGGCAGTGCTGGTAGGCACATTTGCGTGGGTTATGCTGTATTTAGTTGATTCCGAAAAAGGCATGGAACTCCTGCCTATCAAGGTGCTGAACATTCTTATCTTAGGGGTAGTTATAGTACTGGATGCTCGGTACAGAAGGTTATTAAAAAAGTTATATATTTTAATTGACAAAGAATAATTCCTGTGTTATAGTAAGGCATGATGAAAAATAAAGAATTGATACAACAAGACCCACGGGAAGTTTTCGGGGAGTCAGATCCACGAGAGCTATGGGAGATATTGAATGATGATGCGAATGAAACCGAGAGGGTCGCACTAATCGCAAAACAACTATCTGAAGTTTATTCAGATGACAGCATCCCTTACAGCTACGAATAATTATGGCATACCTACAAAACTGCAAATACGAAGAGTCCTACGACCCACACGTTTACACTTTTACGGGGCCGTGTGTCGTTACGGGAGAGGAGTATAGCGTCGCTATTCCAGCGCAGGAGTTGTTTCGGTACAACCAAGGGGCTTTAGCTCAAGATGCGCTAAGGTCGCTTAGTGCGGATGACAGGGAGTTTGCGGTCACGGGAGTTAGCCCGAAGGGTTGGGAGTTACAGTTTAACAGTAAGTATCGTTAGAAGTTATGAAAGAAGAAGAGATGATTGAGTTAAAGAATAAGCGTTTTGAATTAGCTCAAAGGGAAGCTCGCACTATGCATGAAGGTGAGATAGTCGATCTCCTGTTAGATTTCGTTTATAATAAGATGAGTGATAAGGAAGTTGTAAAACTATGGAAAGATATATTTACTCATAATGATTATTGTTAACATTTTGTACAAAGGTAGTTGGGTAATTTCTAAACGCAGAAATAACCTCTTGCTGTTGAAAACCAGCGAGTCTGAGAGTAACGATGGTAAGCCCACCATAAATGGTAAATCCACGTTATCAAAAATCCAACACTTTTTATTTGACAAAGGTTTTAACCTGTGATATAGTAAAAGCATGATGGGAGACACAATTACATTATACGAGACAGAGCAGTTGGTTAAGTTAATCTACTGGCTGAAGATGGAGAAGCTTTCCTTTGAGATTGAAGCACCTGATATGAATAAGTACGTGGTTCATATAGGCGATTGGAGATAATTTTAACAGTAACCACTCTCTACCAAGGGAGTTACAAAGTGATAGAGCGATCCACAACAGGATCTTAAATTCTCGAAAACTTTGGTTGGTTACTGTTACAAGCTTTTTTCATCATACCGGGGTCGGGAGTTACTAGTTGGCGTACAGTCAGCATATAAGAGTTTCTCCCGACCCTATTTTTTTTGAACGTCGTTCAATCTTTTTATTTGACAAAGTTCTTTTATTGTGTATACTGTAGGCATGATGAAAAACAAACCACGCAAGAAACGCTCCGATAGGAACTATGTGATTTATAAACTTACCTGCAATACTACAGGAGATCAGTATATAGGTGTGGTAGTAGCGGAAGGCAGGGCATTCACTCGTTCAGTGAAGAATAGGTTCAAGGCCCATACACGGAATGCACTTCAGTACGGTAAGGTTACTCGTATAGCTGATGCTATCAGAGAGTCGGGGCCAGATGCCTTTACACGGGAAGTAGTGACTATCATACGAGGCAAGAAAGAAGCCCATGCCTGTGAGCTTGCAATGATTAAGGAGATGCGGCCAGAGCTAAATATGGAAGGGTTAGGAAGGAAGGCGATAGCTTAAAAAAACTTATATAAAATAACTTGACAAAGGTTTTAACCTGTGTTATATTAAAAGCATGATGAATATAGAAACAATTAAAGAGTTTATTGAGAGCAACGTCCCATCTGAAGTAATTGATGGCGTTTGCAGTAAAGTTGGAAGATTTCGCCAACATTATCTTCAGCAGAATTGGGTAGGTGAGGATGCGATTAAGGCAGTGGAGGAAGCGACAGGTAAACCTAATTCCATTTCTATCCAATATAGGTATGATAGAAAAGGTAGGCATCCTATTAATGAAGGAGTTATAGGAACAAGATCCCTTAATTATTTTGTTAAGGAGTGGATGAATCCTTATATAAGCGAGTATGCGTCTACTCGGCTCTGCTCTGCTCCTAAGAATAAGGAAGAGCCTGTTACTAAACCCGATAATGATCTTTATGGAGTTGAATGGAATTGGGATGTTTATACTGATTTTTTTGAAACCTGTACCAGTGAAGAGTTACTTAAGTTAGTGGCTCTGAGGGTTAATAGAATCAAAGAAGGAACGCATGGGAGTGGGTACTACGGAACGGAGACTAGCCGGAAGACTATTAACTTAATCTTTGATGAAATTCAGAGGCGAGTTGAAGTATACGCTAGGGAAGGAGATCAATATTAGTAGCCTTTTTAGTTGACAAAGGTTTTAACCTGTGTTATAGTAAAGCACGATGAAAAACACTAATAAGTATAGACAGATAAGGAAGTCCTGCACAAGAGCTTACGACGAAGCTACTCTCGTATATCCATTAAAGGTTAGAGACGTTGGAGCAATTCGTAAGCGTTCTTTTCAGCATCACAGAGCAGTTATAGTTAGAGATACGCCAACCTTAGAGGCGGTACTTGATTATGATAATTCTGAGAATGAGGAGCTTATAGATGAAGGGTGCAATATTGTATTAAAGCTTACAGATCCTTCACAGGCTTTGGAAGGGTTACTTGTTTATGCTCATTCAATAGATTGGGAAGATAAGGAGATGAGTAAGAAGAAAAAATACGAAGTAGTAGTTTGGGATTTATCCTACGCACTAAAGGATGAAGACGGGAACTATAAGCATGATTCAAAAGGTAACGTAGAAGTATATGACTACCCCGATGAGGATTGCCAACACCTAGCAGAGTATCTGAAACCAGAGGATCTGGATAAAAGAGATGGAAGATAAGGAGATGAGTAAGAAGAAAAAATACTACGTTGGCGTTAGCATAATGAATTGCTACGAAGTAGAAGCAAAGGACAAAGAAGAAGCAGAAGAGATAGTCAGGAACTACTCTGATAGAAAGCTACTCGAAGATAATGATTTTAATGTTAATTATATTGATGAAGTTACATCTTTTTAGTTGACAAAGGTTTTAACCTGTGATATAGTAAAGCATGAGAAAAATAACACAACGAATTAAATCCGCATTTGAGTCGGGCAGAGAGTTAAGAGTGGATAACACTTACACGGACGGTGAAAGCGTATGGCTGTTTGGTAACAAGATTATCAAACGTGAAAATGGCGAAGTGTTTGCTACGCTGGCAGGATGGAATACCCCTACCACAAGGGAGCGAGTTAACGGGATAACCGGGATTGGATTCCACCAAGAACACTTCTTGCCTAAGGTGAATGGCCGCCCTGTTGACTCACGGGAGTGGATCAACGTAGGTAAGGAGAGAGCTAGAGCTTATCTTGCAGGAAAGATTAAGGGCGATTTTCCTGAAATGGAAGATCGTGTAGAGGTGGTAGTAGTTTAAATTATTTATGACAATACTTGCATTAATACTGCTGGCTATTCTTGTCTACGACGAGATTAACAAAAAATAACAATAAAGGGGGGCGAAAGCCTCCCTTTTTTTATTTGTAAATAATTGAAAATAAAACTTGCAAAGATCTTTTTATTGTGCTAATGTACCTACATGATGCAAAAAGAGAAAAATAAAGGAAGGCTGGCAACCCCAGCCGAGTTGAAGGAGGGAGCAGAGATCCGTAGGAGAGTCGCCGAAGATTTTGGGGTTCGTCCTTCGTTCATTAGGCTTAAAGAGTGCGTACAGACGGCTATGGGTAAGCAGAGAGTGCCTAGGGACTTTACGGGATGTAGACTTGATTGGGCAGGAGCGGCGTTTAATAGGTATATCTTCTCGTCCGAGTGTCCTATCGTGTTGAACGGTAGGGAGAACTTTGATGAGTTGGCTGATGCGATGGATACCTCAGTTGAGCAAGCTCGCTCGCACGTTGGGTTTCTGGAGTCCGAAGGCTTTGTTGCGGATTGTCATGGTTGGAAGAACGTAGTTGACGCTAAGCGTCCTTACAGTAACGAAATAGATTAATATGAAAGTGACTACACCCGAAGAACGCAAAAGGGCATGGGAGGAGACTCCCGTGCCTAGACCTAACTGGGAGAGTTGGAAGCGTCTGCTACAGAGTTGTGACATGGATGTTGCTACTACCCGTAGGAAGTGGCGCAGGATATGCCTTAAAAGACATCACCAATAAAGTATGTCTTTTTATTTGACAAAGGTTTTAGGATGTGCTATAGTTAGGTATGATGAAAACGAAAAAAAGAAAGTCAGTGTCCCATGCCAGAGTTAAGCGTGGGGATAAGTTTATCGCTTGGCTTATGGTAAGCGGAACCCGTAGGATTACAGATAAGCGTAAGGCTAGGAGTAAGGCTAAGTGCAGGGGCAAGGTAAGCTTTTAGTTGTACCGCTATACTAAGACTAATTATGAAATTATTAACTAAAGAGTTACGACGTAAATTACCTAAGCTTGGATCAACTGAGCATGAGGAAGATCCAGTGGCGATAGTAAAGTACTTTACCCCTTTTGGGAATTACACTTGGTATGCAACTGAGTTTGATGGTGAGGATACCTTTTTTGGCCTTGTGGACGGCTATGTGAGTGAGCTAGGCTATTTCTCTTTGTCTACCTTTGAGGCGGCATCCGCTCGCATAGAGAGGGATTTATGGTTTAAGCCGACCCCTTTATCCGCTCTTCGGTAGCGCAGGTTTTTTTAGGGGTTACCGAATAGGGAAAGTTTTAATCCCACCTCCTTTGAGGAATTGAGCATTTTGCACATCGTTCAATCGGTTACATCAACCGTGGCTATTTGTCGAACAGTGCTAATATAGCATAACTATTTATTATGTCAAGGAAAAAAATAAAAAATAAAAATATATCTTTTTAGTTGACAAAGGTTTTAGGGTGTGCTATATTTAATCACGGGAGGTGAAGTAAAAGTAAGTAGCTTATCCCGTAAATTACTGATGATTCACTCCCCTATAGGGTGAAGTTGAAACCGATTGCAAGCGGTTCGATGGAGGAAGTAATTACTCCTCGTTAACCCTATATGGGAGTGAGTCATCAGTGAGAATTAAATTGATGTCCGTATAGCTCAGTTGGCAGAGCAACCCGCCTAGAAGTAGAGCCAGTAGAGAGTGACTACTCGCTGGTATCGCTTTAAGCAACTAGTCATTGTTAATGGTATAAGGGGAGGTCGCAGGTTCGAGTCCTGCTACGGACAGCCATTAGTGTAGGTCGAAAGACCGAACAACGAGGCGTCAGACCACGCCTACAATCCGAAAGGAGGAGACTAATGGGGATAGCATCAATTTAAATACCTTTTTTAGTTGACAAAGGTTTTATACTGTGATATAGTTAGGTATGATGAACGAAACCCTAAGAAAGAAGTATGAGGAAGTTGTCGATAAGGATGGCAACGTCACCGAAAACACCATCGCCCAAGTCGCTTACGACATCGGATACTACGCACTCGATGCGGAGAACGGGGTGAATATGCCAACCAATATCGGCATCGTAGACGATGGGGATAATTGGGAGACTTGGGCCAACGCTTATACCGAAGGCGTACGCGACCGAGAAGAGGATGCCATCGAGGGTTACGCAGTTATGATTTAAATAGTATATCTTTTTAGTTGACAAATGTTTTAACCTGTGTTATAGTAAGGCATGATTGAAATAGAGTACACATTACCGGGCCTTGAGACTAGAATTAGACCATTTGGCTACAAGCGCAGATCAGCAGAAGCTTTCGTAGCTAAGGTGCTTGAAAAATTCCCACTTGCCAAGGTTACTTGGTACGAGTAGGATCACTTTGGCTACCACGATTTCATAGGTAGGGAGTAGTTTCACCTGCATTCGACTTCTCAATCAAGAGGGGGTTCTAGGCTGAGAAGGAGTAGGTGTTTTCCTAATCGTGGTAGCCGCTTTTTTTAACCTTTAAGCGGAACTCTAGGCCAGCGTACCCAATGGCAACCCATCTCACTAACCGCCCTCTTAATATAACACAGGTTATATCCTTTGTCAAGTTAAATAACGCATAAAATAAATGCTCTTTTTATTTGACAAAGGTTTTAGGGTGTGCTATATTAAAGCATGATGAAACAAGCAAAAAATACTCCGTTCATTAGTACAAGTTTTCACGGGCAGACGATATTAGCGTCTGTAAATCAGATTAAAGCAGTGTGCGGTGAACCGTGCTGGCGTGGAGGTGGTGATAAGACAACAGTTGAATGGGATATGCTGACCAGCGATGGCTCATTCTTTACGATTTACGATTGGAAAGAGTACAGGGAGTTCTCGGATGATGAGCGTATCGAGTTTCATATAGGAGGCGAAAGCTCGCTTCATGCGATGAGAGGCCAAGATGAGTTGAGGCATCGTATTGAGTTCCCAGATATTGAATATAGTAGTTCTTTTTAGTTGACAAAGGTTTTAGACTGTGATATAATAGGGCATGATGAAACAAGGAGATAAACTAGTTGTAGTAGTGAGTTGGGATAATTGCGGGGCCACCGTATACGGCCCATTCGACACCCGTGATGATGCTGATGTTAAGGTCGATAATCTAATGGATGGGTTCGATGATTGGGATCGCCAGCACGTTAATGATATTACCGTTACCACCCTTACCCACCCTAGTTAAAATAAATACCTTTTTTATTTGACAAAGGTTTTAGACTGTGCTATAGTAAGATCATGATGGAAGAAAAAATTAAAGATTATATCGAAGCCAACCACATTACCTCTCACCCAGCGAGTGAGTATTACGAGGATGCAGGAGGCCACCTTATTCACGAGACTGACATTATCGAAATGATAGAGCAGGAAGAACTGGATCAGGAAGCCGAATGGCATAGAGCAGAGGACGAGGCCAGAAGATCAGCCGACAAGCTCTGCTCAAACGAATCACGAATCTAAGGACTATGAGAATATCAACCGATACACACGCACTCCTAGCTCGCATAGAAGCTAATACAGCACTGGCCCTAAACGCAATAGGTCAGATAACTAAGATCGGTAAGCCCTTTGATGAGCTTGAAGCCAGTATTCAAGCAAGGCTAGTAGAGCGTAACCTTACGAGAATTAATGAGCTTATTGCTGACACGATAAATAATGAAAAATAAAAAAACTAAGTGGAGTACCCGCCTGTACCTATGGTGGGAAGAGATGGGAGGAGTATACTACGAAGAAGGTAAACCTAACCGCAGACCCCAGTTTATATTCAATGTCGTGGGCTTTATAATTATGCCAATGGCACTTGTAACGGTTTCAATACTATCGAATATTAGTTGATATAATTAGTTGACAAAGGTTTTAACTTGTGCTATAGTTAAGCATGATGAAGAGAATAATGAAAGGTTCAAAGCAAGAGGACGGGCAGTTTCACCGTGGAGGTAATTCAGCCGCTAAAGCTAAGAAGTATAAGCGCATCTTAGAGAAACGCTTACGCCGTCAGCCAATAGATTAGTAAAAGCAATGAGTGATAACGATATACCCCGTACAGAATTGAGGTCATGGCAAGAGGTGTTGGACGCTATCGAGTCAAGGTTTAGAAAGCTTGAAGATAAGGTAGATGAACTCATTGAAATAATCGATGAATTGGAAGGTAAGTAATGAGTCCATTAGTTATAGTTGGTTTAATATTTTGGCTACTAATTATGGTAGCAGTGCTTAGGTTCTTTGCGGTATCTAAACCAAGAAAATAGTAGCCTTTTTTATTTGACAAAGGTTTTATACTATGCTATAGTAATAGTACGATGAGTCCATTTAAAAAAAGTATCCTTGAGAGGAATAGAGTATTGAAAGCTACCAAACCTACTGCTCACGAGTTGGAAAGGATAAAGCAGAAAGAAGAGGATCGGCGTATGGCTGTATGGTATAAGCATACCACTCAGCGATATGACATAGGTCTTAGGGCTAAGAAATAGCACGATGAAAGAAGGAATTTGTTGTACAGAATGCGGCGATGGTTATTACGACCTAGTACCGAGGGAACTTAAACTACCTTCCCCACATGGAACCGTGGAAGTTTCAGTTAATGCATTACGGTGTGTGTGCGGTGATGAGTTAATCCCAAGTGACCAATTAAGCAAGATAACTATAGCGTTACTGTTAGCTAGGGTGAGTAATGTACATAAGACGGTAGACGCAGTAGATGCATCACTTACCGATGTTATGGAATGCTTACAGCAACTAAGTGATGATATGAATTTTGAGGTAGCTCCTCAACGTGAGTGACTGAATAATTGTTACAACAGCAATAAAGTATCTGTGTCTTGAGCAGGGGCCAACCGGCTGAGCGAAGAGAGCGGAGTGCGATTAGGTTAAACTGCAATATGTTGAAACCGAAAGTTGAGGGTAAAAAGTAAATCCCTCCTCACACCTTTTATTTAAATAAAATAACTTGACAAAGGTCTTAACCTAAGCTATAGTAATAGCATGATTGAAAAAATTGAAAATTTATCACTAGAGGGCATGGCACAGATTGCACAGGTATGCATCAACATCATGCAAGACTGCAAGAGAGTTTACGACGAGACTCACCCATGTAGCGGCGAAGGTTCGGCCCGACACCTATATGTAGAGGTGCAGGACAACGCCGACGCTATCCTAACTGAAGTAAACAAGATGTTAGATCTACAGTTTAGGGTATCCCTATGTGAAGATCCATATACCGTCAAGAAGGCAGTTAAGGCACATAAGGAAGCTTACGCTTCTACCTAAGGTTTAACCTTAGTGCGGTAGCTACCCTTATCATTAATATCTTAGCCTACATATAAGCAACGGCTAATCCTACCGAGGAAGCTACTCCTTATCTATTTTTTTTAATCTAAGCCTATCTTAACATTCTTAGCCTACGTTCAAGGCTACCCCTAGGCGATATAGTATATTAGCGATTAAGCTATCTGTATGTACAGGGGCTACAGGGGGGCTGGCATATATTTGAACGCCGTTCAATTCCTTACTGAGTAAGTGATGCGCCAAGGTACATCACCTTGCGCTACTACCTTGCTGGCTACTACCTCTATATGCGATTATGCGGTGCAGGGTTATCGTGGCCCCGCCGAATGACCACGCCTCCAGTTCCATCGCAAGCTCACCGAATAGGTAGTTAGTGCTATATGTGGTATCAATATCTACGAGGTGTTCACGTTTACATGGTGTTCATCTTTACACTGGTGGTGTTTTTACACAGATTCCGTAAAAAAGATATAGGGGTGTTCAAATGAACAACAATATAGGAGGAGGTGCTGTATTATAGTAATTATAATAATGTCTGATAAATATATTGAAATAATGTATCTTTTTTATTGCAAAGGTTAAAGGATGGGTTAAAATATTATCATGTTTACAGAAAATAATATCAATAACGGCGAACCTCAAGGGGTCGATTATGAGAGAATGTTTGACGCAATGCTTGACGATGTACCAACTGAATGCCTTGACGGTGTCGAGCTATTCGAGACTGACGGATTTGATGATGGGTATACAGGGCAAGCAATTAGTCCTGACTTTCAGCCAGATACAGCATTCGAGTTTGCTACAAACCAGTAATTAAATTAGGGGAGGCGAAAGCCTCCCCACAACTAAACAAAACAATGAAAAAATTAATCAATATTCTTAAGAGCTTCACAATGCCAGTAATGGTAATAACATTAACTTCGCTTGTGCTTGTTTGCACATCGTTCATAATTTCGCTTATCACAGTGGAGCAGACTGTTCTCGTCTTATTCTTCAATATGACAGTCCTCGCCTTTCACATGATGCTTATTCTAGTCTTAGATTTGCTTATCGCTATAAAGGAAAGACCAAAGGCAAAAGCTAAGATCAGAATATCCAATAACGCAATGAATGCGCTATGGAAAGAGTCAGCAAAAAATGGATGGGCAGAGGTTCGTGAGCTTAAGAAAAAAGTAAAAGAGCTTGAGGAAAAAACTCAATCACTTACTAATAGATTGAGAGAAAGAACTAACGAAGTTTGCGAGCTTGAGCAGGAATTACACGACGTAAAGCACGATATCAAACTAAGTGTTAACACTAGTGACCTTAAAGATTAAACTGGTAAACATAAAAGAGCGATTGAGTCGGGCAGGTGACTGCTCGGCTCTTTTGCTTTTCAAAATTCGCGAACTCAAAACCGATTATACCGTTTTCCTAACGAAATTGACGGGATACACCACATGAATAATTAAAAATTAAAAACTAAATGGGGTGTAAATGGGGGGTGATGAGTGGCATTTGAGGCACATTTGAGGCACATGGTGGGGGGGTAAGAGGGGTGTAGATTTGAACGATGTGCAAAAGGGGTTTGTGCTTTTCGGTATTTTTGCATATTTTCGTATTTTCAATATTGACAAATGTTTTTTTGTGTGGTATGGTGGGGGTATGATAAAAGAGAGAGTTGTTGAGAAGGGGAGGTTGAGTGGGAGGGTGCAGAAGTATGTTAATGTGGAGGAGCATGGGGAGGCGTATGATAGGTATGCGGATGTGGTGGAAGTGAAGTATGATGGTTGGTGGGCTAGGTGTGTGTTTGAGGAGGGAGAGGTACGGATTTATTCGAGGCAGGGACAGTTGAAGTATGAGGGACGGTCGGGGTTGGACTGTAAGTATAGTGGGGTGATTGTGGGGGAGTATTTGGTAGGGACGCAGAGGGCTACGAGTGGTGAGGGTGGTTTGGGAAAGGTTATGGTGTTTGATGTGCTGGAGATTGATTTGCATAATGGGACGGGGATTGAGAGGGAGGCGTATGCGTTGCCGTGGAATGAGAGAAGGGGGTTGCTGGAGGAGGTGGAGTTTGAGGGGTCTATGTTTGAGCTAGTGCCTACGTTTCCGATTGAGGAGGCTGAAGAGGTTTGGGAGCGTGAGGTGGAGAATGGTGGGGGAGAGGGTCTTATTTACAAGCGGAGTGATGAGGCTTATGTCGGGGCGGTGATCTACCGCAAGAAGCAGGTGTTTACGATGGATTATGTGGTGATGGGTGTGGAAGAGGGTGGTGGAAGGAATGTGGGGAAGCTGGGGGCGTTGGTTTGCGGTCTTTATGTGGATGGTGAGTTAGTTAAGAAGGTAAGGGTTGGAGGTGGCTTCACGGATGCGGAGAGGCAAGACATCTGGAATGAGGATAGGAAATATATCGGAAGGGTTATAGAGGTGAAGGGCTGGCAGTTGTTTGAGTCTGGTGCTATGAGACACCCTAATGCGGTGAGAGGTGTTGATGGGTTATTGAAGTGGAGGGATGATAAGGTTCCTGAGGAGTGTGTATGGGGGTAGATAGTGATAACTTTTGCTTGCAAAGTTTAAATCCTGTGATATACTTAATTATTAGTGGGAGAGATCCCATGTTCTTTGAATTTAGATAATGATTTTTTTAAAGAAAGCATCTTATGTGATGACTTCGTGTGGTTGTACTGATAAGAGCGCAGGATGAGAGTTGCGTACACGGGTGCAGGGCCAGTTGTTAGGTGGGGATCTATAAATACGCTGGAATACCCTGCAAATCGGTCTAAGGGGCTGGAGGGTGCTAATGCCCGATCTCTTAGCGCATAAGGTGCTTCCTTTAAAAAAATTATAAATAACGGAAATAGAGTTGGAGGAGATCTCCAAACAAGGTTGAAATGCCTACATTGAACATCCGTTATTTATTTTTAATGATTGAATAAATGTTAATGAAAATAATAAAATTATGATAATAGAGTATGTAGTAGACGCTATAGAGGGAACAGGGAAGTCATTTTTGTGGATGGTCGTGTGGCTGTTCTTGATTGCTATCCCTACTTGGACGATAGGTGTAAAAGAGGATCATCGAAACGCAGGGTCTAGGACGGCAATGGCGTTGGCGGTTGCTCTTGGAGGGCCACTAGTTTGGCTTATCTCTATCGTTGTGTTACTTGTTTTGATTGGGAGCAATACTGCTCCTAAGGTTGTTGACAAGGAAGAGGATAGCGATTATCGAGATTATTAAGTTTATGGCTGATTTAAATCCAATAAATAATAGGCTGTTAGTGAAGATGGATTCACGGACAGAGGTTACTCAGGGAGGAATTATTGTTCCTGAGGTTTCAAGAACAACAGAGACTTGGGGAGAGGTGGTCGCTGTAGGAGATAAGTGTGAGTATCTTAATAAAGGAGACAGGGTTATGATAACCAAATTGCAAGGGACGCATTATACTCACGAGGGAGAGGATTTTATCGTTATAGACGAGCCTAAAATTATCTGCAAAGAATATGCCTAATAGATGTAGCCGATGCTCTGTAATTGTTAGGAAAGAGGACTGTATATCTGTTTGTGCTGAGGGTGACGCACCCTTAGAGAAGATTTGCAGGAAGTGCTATAAAGAATTTCTTAAAAATAGGAAAGTAGATTAAATTGAACGCCGTTCAATTTAATTAATTTGACATAGTAAGTAAGTGATTCCTTGCATACGGTGCTACATGGATTAAAATTCCTATATGAAATCTTCTAAAGACGGGAAGCTTATACTTATTGAAAACCCTCTTACTGGAAACACTATGTTTTCTACTGGATTTAAATTAGAGCCAGTTGATACGGTAGCTAGATGGGAGATTCCCTCTGTTGCTAAGAAAAAAATAGGCTTAGATGCGTGGAATAAGGCAGAGAAGGTGGTATTTGTTAGGGATTCTGTTAGAAGATTTCAAGATGCCGCTACTTTGGTTGTAACTAATAAAGATTCTTTAGAAGAGGGGAGTTTTAAGGATGCTTTAGATAAGGCTTTAGATAAAAAATCTACTCCTATTGGTAAAGCGGAGGCAATACTTAAGATTTTAGCTGATACTCCTAACGAAGAGCGTCCTATTTTATTAAGGGAACAGAGTCAGTGGCTTGAGGGTACTTTTGATCTGATAATTGCTACCAATAATTTAGCAGATTATGTTAATATAAATAAGCATCTTGGGGTTTCCCTGTTTAGGGAAAGAGATATAATGAAGAGAGACGGGTTTGAAAAAGTAATAGCCCCTACTGATAATGTACTTGAGCTTATAACTAAGGCTTATCCTGAGGATTCAAAGAGATTAGGTAGAGTAATGGTGTGGTCACCAATTAAAGGGACAGTTAATCTAATTACTGGATCTTGCGTTGAGTGTAAACCTAATGATAAAGGGGTGTATTCCTTAAATGGGGAAGAGTTGATTGACCTTATTGGTAAAAACGAGGAAGCCCCTACGCCAAAAAAGATTAAGAGGGCTAGTAAGAAAGTTACTAGAAAAAGGGCTAGTCGTAGAAGGTCGGGCGAAGACAATAGATAGATTAGTGTATTATGGGAGTACTTGATAAATTATTTAGGAGGGGTAGCTCTGACATAGACCTTAGTAAAGCTACTAAGGCTGAATTAGCCGCAATTAGTAGGTATCCTTTTGATACCAAGGAGAGGGAGTGGATCGAGTATAGAATAGGGGTTCCTATTCATAAGTTTGAAGACTATAATTCATATTTGGAGGCTGGGTCTAAGAAATGCTGGGCTACGTTTAGATCATGTAGGATTATTTCGTCAGTTATTCTGTCTGCAAAGTTTAAGATGGGAGATCGCACGGCGCAGGAGAGAGAGTCGGGTATCTTAGTTAGCCCTAACCCTTATGATTCGTGGCCTGAGTTACTTGAGATGTGGGCTTTTCATATGGAGTTAGTAGGAAATGCTTATTGGTTGAAGGATCAGATGGATATGAAAGGGAGGCCATTACACCTCTATCCGTTAATGCCTCATCACATGAAGGTGGTTCCTGACAAGGAGAATAAGATTTCTAGCTATATTTATACGGTTAATGGCAATGAAGTTAAGTATAGTCCTGAGGAAATTATACATTTTAGAAGCGTACACCCTACCGACTCTCTTATGGGAATGGGGTCTATTGAGCCTTCAGAGTCTATATATAATGAGTTTATTAATAAGTCTTTTCTGGGGGAAAAATTTATCGAAAATGGAGCGCAGTTGTCGGGAGTGATGACTAGAGAGACTGATATCGCTGACGAAGCTCAGTGGGCTAAGTTGAGGAAAAAGTTTAATGTTGAGTATAGTGGGAAGAAAAACGCAGGAAAGGTAGCGTTTCTGAACGGTAAGTGGAACTACCACAGGCTCGGTATGACTATGGCTGAGATGCAGTCTATAGAAAAAGAGAAATGGAATGTGGAGCAGATTTTCTTAAATCATGGTATACCTCTTTCTATTGTTGGTATAGATGGTGCGGCTAATTATGCAACTGCTAGGCAGGACGAGGTAAACTTTAGAAAATATAAGATTGTCCCTCTGTTGGATATGCTTGTAGGTAAGATAAACTCTGACGGGTTTTTAGGGACAGGGGATCAGATTAGCTACGAGATGAGTGGACTCATTGACGTAGAGCAGATTGTTAAGGAGTATAAGCCGTTGGTTGAACTTGGGGCTATGACTGCTAATGAGTTGAGGGAGTTATGTAATTTACCTGTAATTGATAATCCTCTTTTAGATCAGTTTTTGGTAGATACGACTAGAGTTCCTTTAGAGCTTGCTGGGGTTTCAGATCCGTCTACTGAGGTTATAGAGAGCGTAGTCGAGGCTGATGATAGTTACGAAGAGGAGGCGTAGCCCAAGTGCTTCGGAACGTGCGGCTAATAGGATAGGACGATTTCGCCCCTCTCCATTAAAATTATTTAATGCTTATAGGAAGTCATTCGTCCCTGCTGATGGATGGAGTTATGAGGAGCTTAATACTGATAATGGCAGGAGCTTGATTCTGGATATATCTAATATAAATAGGAGCGCAAGAGGTAGAGGGATTTTAAGCCTTTCAGATAAACTGTCTTCGGCGATACAGGATAGTGTCGATAGGGTGATTGAGGGTGCGCTGGGCAGGTATAGTAATTTTTATGGGGTTCGTTCAAAGCAGTTAAATTCGGAGACTCAGTTAGCGGCGTGGGAGTCAGCTATTCAAGACGAAACTGGAGCAGATGGTTTACAGACTGCTATTATAATGGTTCCGATTTTACAATCGGTTGCTGATGATGTGTATGGTAAAGTTTCTACAGCGTTAGGGGTGGAGCCTAATCGTAGTTATGCTCATGTAATGGACAGGAGGGTTAGAGGTGTTGGGAAGTATATTACCAGTATTAATGAAACTACGAGGGGAATAATTAGGAGAACTGTAGCAGAGGGTGTTTCACAAGGAATGTCTGTTGGCGAGGTAGCTGATAAGCTAAGGGATAAAGTTCCTAGCATTTCCAGTAATAGAGTTCCTACAATAGCTAGGACTGAGATGGGTAGGGTGACTGATACTGCAACTAAGGTTGCGCTGGTCGCCAGTGGGAAAATTAGTCATGTGTCGGTTATAGGATGTAGGCATATAGAAAAGCGATCCCCTCACCTTGATGGGATGCCCACCTGTAATTTAAGGAATATTCCAATAAACAGAGAAGGGGAACTTGACTTTCATATAGGACATAGTGGGCTTATAGTACCTAGCGGTATGTATAAGAAAGACGGAGATCCACCAGATTTAGTTATGCAACAAGGGGGATCATATACACGATGAATTTGCACACCGTTCAAAAGTATTTTATATTAAATTAACTAAATAATACAGTTATGGCAGAATCAGTAACAGGGACTAATGATACAGTGGATTTTGTGGGGGCAGACGTAGGAGACATCTACGCTGTAGCCTTACAAGAGAAGACGGGAACTACAGCGCAAAACTTTACATGGGAAATTCAGTACTCTCTTGATGGTGGGACTACTTATACTGCATATGCAGACGGAGACGGAACTTCTAGGTTTACAGGAGATGGTAGTAAAGAAATTAGGTTAAGTGCTAAAACTAATAGAGTAAAAATTATAGCAATAGGCTCTACATCAAAAACAGTATTCGTAGAAATCGGAGAATCGAAAAGATGATTAATCCAAGTATTCATAGTCACGGTAGTAAATTTTCGGACGGCGAGCCGCTTTATTTAGATACTACTAATAATAGGTTAGGGATCAATACGACTAGCCCTTCCCACGCACTAAACGTGGAGGTCAGTGCTTCTGATGATGGAATAGTCCTCCACAAAGCTGGTTCTTCCAACGATATTTTCAAGGTGTCGATGGACGGCACGGCTGATCAAGGGGAACTGTTTCTGTATGACGGGGGTGTTATTGAGTGTGCTATCAGATGTAACGCTAACGTCAGTTATATTAACACTGGGGCTAATTTTGGCATCGGAAATACGACCCCCGGATCTATTTTAGAAATTCAAGGTGATGGTGGAAATGATAAGCAATTACGATTAGCTAGTGGGTCTTCATCGACTTACTGGGACATTGGTAGGAATTACCAAACAGGGCATTTTGAAATAACAGAGGATAGTGGTGATACTTATTTTTTAATAGACAAAGACAATGGAAACGTAGGACTCGGAGTCGCGGCCCCTGCATCACCCCTTCACGTTGAGGGGGCAATCAGAGTTAAAAGGGTTGGTGTTGATGCTCATGGTACTATTGACTTGGAGGGCAATCTTAGGTTAGCGGCCCATAGCGGATATAATATTACATTCCATTCCGACCAAACAAATGTTGGAGGAACTGAAATTGTCAGGTTTCGCTCTAATGGCAAAGTTGGTATAGGCAAGACCGTACCCGCCTCAGAGCTTGCTATAGCAAATTCAACATCTGCAACTGCGATTGAGTTATACGAGACTTGGACTGATGATTCTAATTACGAACGTGGAATACTTAAATTCGATAGCGGCTACTTCGTTGTAGGTACTGACGATCTTGGAACAGGAACAGCAAGCGGGCTAAAATTTGAAACAGATAGTAGTCTTAGAGTTGCGATTCATGCAACTACTGGGTTGATGACTGCTTACGGCGGTATAAAAATTCAGCAAAGCACTCCACAGCTTGAGTTGTATGATTCATCAAGTTCAAATTCTGGCGTTCTTAAAGTTGATAACTTAGATATGATCATTGCCAATGGAGGTGATGACGGGGATTTGATATTTCAATGCGATGCTGGAAACGGTACATTAGCCAACTATTTTTGGTTAGATGGAGGAGACGCCACTCACGACGGTAGTGCTACTACGATGCTTAGCACTAAATGGCCTGACAATAGTAGGATAGCGTTTGGGGATGGTAATGATCTATTGATATACCACAATGGTAATAATTCGCACATTCAAGAGCAAGGCGACGGCGACCTGTATTTTGAGGTAGGTTCTAGTTTATACATGAGAGATCCTGTAAGCGGAAACATGATGTTTGGTGCTAAAACAGGGAGCGGTAAGATTGTGGAACTATGGGGCGGTGGCACTAAAAGATTCGCTACAAACTCGACTGGAGTAACCGCATCTGGAACCTTGACCGTAGGAGCCGACACTGATGGGCATGATGTTAAGTTCTTTGGAAATACTAGCGGAGCTTATATGTTATGGGACGAAAGCACAGATGATTTAATTTTAGGGGGAGATTCTAAGTTAGGCATCGGCACTACCTCGCCAGCCGCTTTATTAGATATAGCAGATTCTCAAACACTATCAGGCTCAACTATGGACGCTACAGTCCAAACAACCGCTACATTAACCGCTACTAGTACGCAAACTGGCGGATATAAAATACAAGATTATTTTAACCTAACAGGTACAGGTGGTAGTTTTACAAATACAGCTCATCAACAAGTGATGACAACAGTTAGTTCTACAGGAACAGGAACTTACTTAAAAAACCACATGAGTAGAGTTCACACTTCAGGTAGTGGACAAATTCATACCGTAGCTCATTATAATACTCATACAGAATTAGGTGGAAACGGTACTATCACTAATTGGATAGGATATGCTGTTGCAGATGGCATTATGTCGTCATTTGAAAATTCAGGTCATACAATAACTAATACGTATGGTTTGTATATAGGAGATTTAACTCATGGTACTCAAACCAATACTCCTTACGGTGTCTATCAGGCCAGTACTGATATGATAAACCATTTTGGAGGCAATGTAGGAATAGGGACTACAAGTCCTAACGCCATGCTTCATGTGTCACACGCAACCGCTCCCACCTTTAGGCTTTCTAGAACGGGAACGGGTCAAATATGGCATCAATCCATAGACTCTAGCGGAAGGTTTTTAATGCTCGAAGCCGCAAGTGAAGGTGGAACACAGTACACCAGACTATCAATAGACGATGACGGCAAAGTAGGCATAAATACGGGAACGCCAACCGCAAATCTTACTATTGCAGACGGAACAACTGCAACGGCTCTTGAGTTATATGAAACGTATACGGACGCTTCTAACTACGAACGAGCAACGCTTAAATTTGATAGTAATTATCTTGTTTTGGATACTGAAGACCTTGGGACAGGTGCGGCGAGTGGGCTAAAACTTCAAACTGATGGTAATACTCGACTGACTATTACAGCGGCAGGAGCGACTACGTTTGCGGCTGGAGCTACATTCAATGGTGATGTCATCATGGGAGGTAATCATCAGGCACACGCTGATGGCGGTAGAATCAGGCTAGGAGATAGTCTTGATTTAGAACTTTATCACGATGGCACAAACTCTATGATAACCAATAACACTACCGGGGATCTTAAGATTACACAGGGTGCTGATAATGGTGATATAGTATTCCTAAACGATAATGGTAGTGGAGGAACGACTGAGTACCTCGTTATTAATGGAGACTCAGAGGTAAACAACTTTGTTAAAAGCTCTTTGCATAATGACAATGCTTACGCTTATTTTGGTAATAGCCATGATTTACAGATTTATCACGACGGAACGGATAGTTATATTTCCAATACCCAGAATGAGGGAAATCTCATTATTCAAAATAATGCTAATGACCATGATATCGTATTCAAATGCGATGACGGCAGTAATGGGATAGAAGAGTACTTCCGTCTCGACGGAGGCGTATCCTCTGGATACCCAAGAACCATATTCCCAGATGATAGTACTTTGAATTTCGGGAATGATATGGATCTGAGGATCACCCACATGGCAGGTGCTTCTTACATTCTTAACACACAAGCCACTGATCTTTACATCAGACAAGACGGAGCCGATAAAGATATCATTTTCCAAGCAGATGATGGTACTGGTAGTGACGTAGCAACCTATTTCTTCTTAGACGGATCGTATACTGGAATAGGAATAGAAGGTCAAACTTATACCCCAAGCACAGTATTCCCAGATCATTCGTTGCTGGCTCTAGGAACTCACCGTGACTTGAAGCTCTGGTATAACAATGTGCGTGGCCGTATTGCGTACACAGGAGGCAATGAATTTCAAATTTCGGCAATTAATGATTTAGCGTTAGGTTTCAATGATAGTGACGGTGTATATGGGGAAACTGCGATTATCTGTACTAAAAATGGTGCGGTAAAATTTCGTCACGATAACTCGCAGAAATTCGAGACATTAACTGATGGGGTCAAGGTAACTGGAGCGATGGCTCTGACCGAAACTACAACTCCAACGGCAACCGCCGATGTTGGTAAAGTTTACACCAAATCAGACAACAAACTTTATTTCCAAGATGGGGGAGGAACAGAACATGAAATTGCGTTCGCTTAAAAAAGTCCTTGAAACTATAATTACTTAATGTACCATCACTTGATGACAACTGAGCAACGCACAATACTACTACAACTAATAACTACTGGAACTCAAACCCTAGGGTTAAGTGCATTTGAGAAGGATAATGCAACTAAGATTTCAGAAGCGATAGAAGCTTTTAAGGCAATAACCATTGACGAAGAAAAAGAGGATAACACAAATGAAATTTGAAATAAATATTGAAGAAGAGGAGCATCTTGCTGGTATTACCAGTTCAAGGGAGGCTTATAACGAAAGTTTGCCACCGATGCCTAATCCAGATTATATTAAACCTGAGGGATCTCCTGAGATGATTAATCCAGACTATGTTCCAGCAGAGGGAGAAGAGACTATTCCTAACCCTGATTATGTTCCAGCACGAGGAGATGAGACTATTCCAAATCCAGATTATGTGGCTGAACAAGGAGATCCAGAGGATGACGATTATATTCCAGCAGTAGGAAATCCCACCATTCCAAATCCAGATTATGTAGCTGAACAAGGAGAACCTACCATTCCAAATCCAGATTATGTGGCTGAACAAGGAGATCGTGAGATTCCAAATCCAGATTATGTTGAAGGAACCCCAGATTTGCCTACTACCGTAGAAGATCCCGGTATCGGTACTGATGAAGAGTATGTTCAGTTTGTTATGTCAAAGGCCGCTGAGTCATACGCTAAACAGTGGAATCATATAGATAATTAATTTCTATATCCCTAAGTACGGGGGGTGATGCTTTGGGTATGAAGGTAAGCTATGAGGAGGCTATCACTCCTACTATCTTTAACATATTTAGCCTCTACGTTATTAAAAGCTGATGACCATTGGGGTACAATACCCCCTGTACCAGAATTACAGATTTTCCATTACCCTGCAATGGGGGTGGTTGAAATTAGTTTTATATCTGACTCTACGTTCGATAGACCTATTTGGTACATTCTTGAAGTAAAGCAGGAAGAAGATCCAAATGCTAATTGGTTCAGACCCTTTAACCCTTTGCAGGGGTCTATATTTAATCAACGAGTGACCCTTGAGCTAAACTACAGAGATGCCGCAGGGCAGATGTTCTCTTGGTTTAAGGCTGAAATGATAAGAATAAGGGTGATGTGGGGGGCATGAGTTGTATAAGGTAGGGTTTAGTTGGTATGAAAAAAAAGATACATATTAATCAGCATAAGATACGCAGTAATTATAAAACAGGTAAAAGAGAACCAGTTATTACGGTTAAGACATATAAGACTAATGAGTATTGCCACTCGGTTGTTATTAACTCTCCCTGTAAGGTGGTTTATTCACCTGACAAGCCGTTGCCGTGCGGAGCTAAAGTATGGATAGAAACTGATGGGGAAGTAATATGCGGTGTTTAAATTGTTAATAACTGGAAAATTATGCTTTAGGGCATATATTCCCCTTATATGAATGAAAAGGGTTTACGTTTTAAAGCCTCTACTCATAAGGACATTATACAGGTAGATGTTAAGGGAGATACTTTACGCAATTGGGAGCAGTGGGTTCTATTAACTTCAGATAGGCACTGGGATAATCCTAAATCTAATACAGATTTGCAGTTAGAGCATCTTAAGAAGGCTAAAGATAGGAATGCGATGATTATAGATACGGGGGATCTTTTCTGTCTTATGCAGGGGAAATATGACCCTAGGGGGAGTAAGAGCAGTATAAGGGAGGAGCATAATGTGGATAATTACATAGACTCTGTTATAGATACTGGCGTGAAATTTTTTGCCCCTTATGGTGATAATTTTGTTATGGTAGGGGTTGGCAACCATGAAGCTAGTGTATCTAAGAGGTGTGAAACTGATATAACTGGTAGATTTGTTGAGGGGCTAAAAGTAGCTTGTCCTACATCTACTGTTCAGGCTGGTAGTATACAGGGGTTTGTGAGACTTGTGTTTTCAATGGGTAAGACAGAGCAATACTCATATCTTATTGATTATCATCATGGGTATGGAGGCGGTGGCCCAGTAACTAAGAACGTAATACAGGCATCACGGAGGGCCGTATACTCTGACGCTGACATAGTTTGCCAAGGCCATACTCACGATGCTTGGGAGTTTCCTATTACAAAGCGTCATGTTTCCTCTAAAGGAAAAATTGTTCATAGGACTCAATGGCATTTGCAGATCCCTAGTTATAAAAATCATTATAATAAAGGTAAGGTTAATTGGGAGAATCTTAAGGGGTTCCCTCCAAAACCGATTGGGTGCATATGGTTAAGGTTCTTTTATCGCAACTTGCCTCAGTTGGATGGTAGCCGCAGTCAAAGGCGTGTGCATTTTGAAAGGCACTTAGATCTTATCGATTATGAATAGGGTTTGCACGGCGTTCAAATTGAAGTAAATTCCTGTTATGTCTTCATTTAAGATTACCAGCGTTAATAGGGACGCTACAGTTTGGGATAGAATTAAAGGTAAGTTGGTTAAACGCTCTAAGGATTTTAACCCTAAGGGTTCTAAAAGTAAGGAACAGGTAGGGACTGACACTTATACTACTTCTGAAGAAGCCGAGGCTAGGGCTGAAGTAATAGGATGCACTGGTTCACATACGCATACTGTAGATGGAGAGACTTTTTATATGCCTTGTGTTAATATGGACGAGTATCAGAGAATTGTTAGCGATGGGTACGGCGATGAGGAGGAAAAGCCTAAGTCTAAAGTTCCTTTAGTTGGCAAAACTGTGTTTTTTAGGCTTAGTGAGAAGGGAACATCTATTGCTGGGGTAGTTGATGATATTAAACAAGGGGAGGCGAAGGTTAAGTTAACTCTCCCTAATAGTGACGGGGTACTTATTATGTCTCAGGACTCCTGCGTTAATGTCCCTGTTGAGGATTTAACAGAGATTGATGCGGTTACCGTTAAGGATAGAGATGTTAGATCTTGGTTTTCTAATGATCCTTTAAGTAAAGCGTCTAATGCGACTGAGCTTACAGACGATGACGGAAATGTCGTTGATTACCGTGATGTTACTTTTGAGGGATTTGCTTCTACTTTTAAGGGAGTTACGCCTGAAGATAGAGACGGTGATTATATAGTGCCTGACGCATTTGATAAGTGGCTGACTGAGTTTAAGGAAAATCCTGTTATGCTTACAGACCATATGAGGTCTGTAAATAATCTTATGGGTCACTATGATATGGTGAGGGTAGTTAAGGACAAGGGTTTATTTGTCAAAGGAAGGGTTACTAACTCCCCTCATCCTGACGCACAGCACGTTAGGTTTCAAATTATGGAAGGTAGTCTTAAGACTTTATCAATAGGAGGGTCATTTTTTTATAAAGATGACTTAAAAGGTATAGAAGAGATTAGACTCCATGAGACTTCTCTTGTGGTAGTTCCAGCTAATCCTGACGCTAGATTTCAAGTTAGGTCGTTAGACACTGATTACGCAGAAAAAGTTTTTAAGGCTCACCGTAAGAGTTTCGGTGGTGAAATTCGCCAAAAACTTTAAAAAATGTTAATATCACTGTTGACCGTAAAGGTTAATGAATGAATATTAACTATAATTAATTTTTCTCCTTAAGATTCTGAACCCAATAGGTAGTAAGTTTGTCAGCAGAAATCAATAAATATAAACATCTAATCATTCTTAAATATGAAACTGAAGGAAAAACTTCAACTGGCTCAGCTTAAGGCTAAGTCGCAAGAAGGATTGACAGACGAAGAGCAGGAGCTTATGGCTTCTCTTGAAGAGAAAGCTAATGAGGCTGGTCTTGACGTTGAGTCAATCTGTAAAGAGTTCGCACTTGAAGAAGAAGGAGAAGACGGAGAAGAAGCTGAAGAAGCGGCTGAAGAAACAGAAGAAAAAGGCGTCACAGACGAGGAACTTAAGTCCCTTATCGGTGAAGCTGTAAAAGACGCTGTACCTTCTACACCTGCTGTAGACGCTGATGATCTTGTCGAGAAGCTTAAAGAAGCTTCTACTGATTCTTCCGAGGTCGAAGAAATCGTAAAGAAACATTCACAAACCGTCGATACAGACGCAATAATAGAGGAGGTCAAAAAATCCATGCCAGATCAAGGTATTACCAAAGATGAGCTAGTCAAAGCACTTGACGAGTTCTCAAAGTCAACTCGTACACCTAAGCGTGTCGAGCATAGTGAGTTCAACGCAAATTTCCCTGTCGAACATCGACTAGGTAACTTGCCTGTTTCTCAGAAGCAACTACTTAACCTTATGGTTATGAACACTGATTCTGACGTTCAGCGTGAGAATGTAGCTAAGGGTTCTGCCCCTGTTACAGACATGAATGACGGAATCACTGATGATCAGCTTAAGTTCGCCGCCCTTAAAGGTGAGCAGAAACTTAAGAGCATCAAGTCTTCAATAGGTAGTAAGGCACTTACATCTACTGGTTCTAGCTCAGGTGATGAGTTAGTTCCTACTGATTTGTCTAGTGATCTTCAGTCACGCTTTTATCTTGAGTCTGCTATTGCGGCAGAGTTCGCCGCTGGCGAAATTGCTATGCCGACTCAACCTTATGAGCTTCCGCTAACCACTACTCGTCCGACTTATTACCTGTCAGGTAGTGAGCCTACCGCTCTTCCTAGGGCTGGTACTGATCCTACGGAATCATCACCGGGTACTGCAAAGGTAACACTTACTGCTAAGAAGCTTCTTGGGGTAACCCAGTACAGCTACGAGGCAGATGAAGATGCTATCCTTGCTATTCTTCCTATGGTTACTGACCAGCTTACTGTTGGTGCAGTAGAAGCGTTTGAAGACGTTATTCTTAATGGAGACGCAACTGGTACTTCTCACATGGATACTGGCTCTGTTACTAATCAGACCACTGACAGGCGTAGAGCTTGGGATGGTCTTCGTAGATGGGGTACGGCTGTTCATGCTAACCTTAAGTCTGACCTTACTGCTGTAGACGAGGATAACCTCGCTACTATGCGTAAAGCTATGGGCAAGTGGGGCATCAATCCTGCTGACCTTGTGTTTATCGTAGGGCCGAAGGCTTATAACGATCTTATGAAAGTCGATGCAATGCAGACGATTGATAAGGTTGGAAACAACAATGCTACTCTCCTTACTGGAACCCTTGGTTCTATATTTGGAATTAAGGTACTTGTATCTGCTTTCCAACGTGAGGATTTAACCGCCGCTGGAATCTATGATGGGTCTACAACGACTCAGGGTTCTATCGTTCTTGTTAATCGTCCTCAGTTTGTAGTCGGGGCAAGGCGTGGGTTTACCGTTGAGGTTAACCAAGACAAGCTTCAGCAGTCGAATCAAGTTATTGCTTCGTTCCGCAGAGCTTTTGCACCGCTTGAATCACCAAGCGCAAGCAATACTACACTGAACGTAGGATACAATTACACTGCTTAATTTGTAGTCCAACACATCTCTTTTAGCGGTTTGTTCGCCCTTCCGCTAATTTAGGTAGCAACCGCTAATCCTTCGGGGTTAGCGGTTTTTGCTTGTAAGGGTCTTAAGCTTTATTTCCTTGACTACTTTTAATGAAGTATTAAGATGGGATTATATGAGAATAGTAAAACATAAAGGTGAGCCTAAGACTCTCGCCCCTGTAGGCAGGATTCAAAAAAATCAAGTATTTGAGATATACGATTGGTATTGGGGTGCGTTAGAGGGGAAGCCTGACTATGAGCTAAAAGAAAAAAAGGTTTCTGAGGAACAGCGTAAAAGGAATATAATTACTAAACCTCTTTGTGTGGATAGTGTTTTTGATTTAAGGACTATTGCGTGGGGCCATCCTACTCTGTATAAGATTTTACAATCTAGGTATTCTTTACATACTCTTAATAGGATTGTTAAGGCTATGGAGACAGTAGGATGTAAAATTTATCGATCTCCAGTATATAGAGGGTTGAAAAATGATTCAGTTGATATTATTGTTTCTGTAGCTAGAGTATATGAATGGGATAAACTTAATAATGACGAAATTAGCTCTTTAGGAGTATACGGCGAAGTTACAGCTAAGCCGATTAAAAAAACTAAAACTGCAAAGAAAAAAGTCGTTAGAAAGAGAACCCGTAAACCAGAATCAATAAACGTATAAGTATTATGTCGAGTAGAGCAGATTTAAATAAAGCACTTAGTGCCGCAGGACTTAGTGAAGCGGCTGAAAGCGATTGGATTAGTAGATGGGAACAGGCTGAAGATAAAGACGCAGTTATCGCTGAGGTCGGTAAGTCAAAGCCTAAAGCCAAAACATCATCTCCAAAAAAAAAGTCAAAAGCGGAGTGAATAAAGGAACAGCCAAGTCTATTAAAGCTACTAGTTCCGCAGTTAGATTAGCTGAGGAGTTAGGGGTTAAGATAGAGAGCGTTCCTCCTACCGAGGAGGACGGGACTGTAGGCGTTGTAGAGGTTAAGGCGTATGCCAAGACATACGGGAAGGTAAAGTGACCGCATGGCACTCGATAGGCCATATTGCACGTTGGAGGATGTGCAAAAGGAGACTAAGAACTCTTCAAGTTCTGATACCTCTTGGTATCAAAACCAGATTAACTTAGCCTCTCGTTTTATAGAGGATTATTGCAATACTAATTTTCGGTATCAAGATTATTCTTCTACTGCATACACTGTCCCTAGGGCGCACGTTTTAGAAAACGAGGTTCATTTTCCTTGGCCTATAATTACAATTACAGGGTTATGGGTATATAGCGATCATACCGAGAGTCCTGCTGATGCGGATAAGTATAATGCGGATACTTATTATTATAGGGCTGGGGAGTTCATAGTTTATAAACAAGGAGCAGTCACGTTTCCGCACCCCGGAGCGGTTTTTGGTACATATCCATTTATTCAAAATATGGATATAAAGGGAACTTTCGGGTATGCGTTAGACGGCTCTAATCCATCTACCGCACCTCCTCCTACTATGCCTTCAGCAGTTAGAAGGGCTTGTACGCTTATCGCCGCTAACTGGAGTAATGAAAATAGAAAAGAAGAGATAGGTCTTGATGGGGGCAGGACTGAACTTTTAGAAACGGCTGTTCCTCCTGAGGCTAAGACTTTATTACATCCTTGGAGACAGCATAGCACTTTCTTTTAATGGCCTTTACGGTTAGTGCCGAGTTTGGTCGAGCTAAGGCTTTAGTGAAGAGGAGTCAACGGGCGTTAAGCCCCTCAAGACTTAAGGCTAATACTCTAATTGCCGCTAATGCAGTAAAGCGTGATCTTAAGGATAGAACACCTGTTGGTTTTACAGGGAAAACTAAACAATCTTGGTTTGTATCTAGGATTGGGCATGGGTGGTCTGTTTATAATAAATCCCCAGTTGCTTCTTATCTTGATAAGGGAACTAAGGCGCATGGGGCTACTGGAGGAGGATATTTATTTATCCCTAAGACTAGGAGGGCGCATAGGGTAGGGGCTAGAGGGGTAATAGCTAAACGTAAATCTTTTAAAAGTGGGAGAGACTTTGTTTTCGTTAAGAGGGTTAGAGGAATTAAAGCTATGAAAATCGTCCGAATAAACCATATTAAGAGGATATACGGAGAAACTTTGGAGAGATATATAAAGAAAGCAATTAAATGAGTGCAATTACAGATAATTTTAATGCGACGGCGGCGGCTTGGGTTATAGACAAGCGTCTTACTTATCATACGGGGTCAGGTAAGTCTCTTGATGGACTTAATTACGATACTGAAGGAACCCTAAAGGTAGATGGCGAGGATGACTTACCTTTGCTTCAGCCTTGGTCTATTAATATTGTGGAGAATTTGTGGGCTGGTGCGCCAGTATCGGGGAGTACGGCGGCTAGGGGCAATATTAATACAGTGGAGTCCCTTGATCTTACATTTAGATTTGCTACCTCTAGGAAGCATGGGTGGTTTCGGCGTGACCCTACTGATTCCTCGGCGAGTAAAGGTTTCTTGGAGTGGTTAGCTTTAGTGCGAGATGCCATTGAGGACACAGCGGCATCCTCTCCTGTAGCGGATGCTAGGCTTTTACAGACATTGCATAGACCCTTAACTATTTCTGTAGGAGATTCTGAAACTTCTGAATTAACATTTCAATCATATATAACTGTATCTTGTGATCTATTGCCTTACTGTAGAGGGCAGAGAGCAAATAATTTTCCAACTACTACTGGATAAAATAGTATTGACACCTTATATTGATGTGCGAAATTTAATTATAATTTTACTATAGAATAATATGGCTTGTGGAACAGTTTTAAAAGATGGAGACACCGGAACAATCGATTTTGGTGTTGAGGACGATGAGTTGGGTTTAGTTACTCAGAGCGTTAGTTCAAATCAAAAAGTTGATAAAAAAGAAATTAGAGATAAGTGCGGTATTATAGTTGCCGTAGCCACTTATAATCCTACAGCAGAGATAACTATTGAGGGGTATGGAGAGCTAGGGTCTACTAACGTAGGAGATACTCTTACTCTTACCTCATCTGATTATAACTTAGAGACTTCTGGAGCTAAGAATGTAATTGAAGAGATTACGATTGAGAAGACTAACGAAGACTTTGTTAAGACTACTGTTAAGGCTACTCAATATAGCGGCATAAATAGCTAAATATTAGATAGATAATTATGAATAAGTTACTGACTATAATCGGAGCGGTTGCGCTATTAATTTGTGGGGTTTCCTGCGAGTCACTTAAAACAGGGGCAAGCCTTCCTATTCCTTTTTCTGACCCTCCTTCAAGGGTTGGGGTTGATGTACAAGTAGATCCTGTACCTCCTAAGTTTTCTATAGGTCTTAATTTTACAGATAATACTTAGTTTATAGTTTAGATATAAGGTGTGGACTTTGAGCCTAGCCTTGATTGAGCCGAAGCCGTGAGCGAGGAAAATATTTCAGATATCGAATCATCGTCTTTCATTAGGGTAGCAAACCTTGAGTTAGCCGTATGCCTTTTGAGCGTAGGCGTACCACTTTATAAGTATAAATCGCATAATCATGTACGGTTAAAAGACGGTAAGGAGAAGTGGCTCTTTAATTTTCAAGAGTGTTCTGAGGACGGGACTATGCAGACCCAAGAGCTAATCAAGGCGTTCTCTGAGGATATGAAATGGATAGATCAGAATCCTGAGCATCCTTTTACTTTTGCTATGTGCGCTGTTAAGAACATGGACTGGTTAAAGGCTAATATGGTTAGGAGTGTACCTATCGTTTCGTATAAATCCCCAAGCGGTAGTGCGGTGTTATTTGTTAAGGAGGGGAGTAAGAAGGAGAAAAATTGTATTAAGAAGGGAATGGTTAGGTGTAATCCTGACGGTTCGTAATTTGCACGACGTTCAAATATTATGAGTAAGAAAGTAGCTAGAAAAAGAAAGTCCGTTACCAAAGAAGAAGGTAATGATGAAGTTAATATTCCTGAGGAGGTAGACACCGATAAAAGTATTGAGGGGGTTCAGAAGGACTTGGATCAATCTGTTGTTGCCGATATGCTGGGAGTTAAAGATGTGGTGCTAGGGATAGAGTTACGGCCTCTTACTTTGGCATCTATAGCGTTGCTTAGTCAGGTTAAGAGTCCATTAATAGACGGCGTGGAGGTTGACGAAATTGATAATATTTTGCTGGAGATATGTATATTTATTACGCTCCAGAGTTGTGATGTCAATAAAGCTACTGAGTTGGCATTCGGCGATAGACCTAAATTAATCGCTGAGGCTATGAAAATAGCTAATACTATTAACGCTAATGAGGTAGAGATTATTACTGGAAAAGTTATTCAGTTAATAAGCGATTCTGTTAGTACGCAGGTGGAAGCTATTCCAGATAAAAGTACAAGCACTGCTCCAGAAAAGCCTGTAGAGGGAAACGATTAAGCCCACCTTGGTTAGTCCGAATGTGCGCTGTTGTTCATTCGGTTAGTGGAGTGTGGGCAAAGGATATCTTTTATAGTATGCCCCTTAAGGTTGTATTTGCGTATGAGCATTATTATTATCTTAAGGAGGGAGTTAAATGCAGGGTGCTATCCCGTGAGGAATCCCTTGAAGAATTGATGTCTAACCTTTAATGTTTAGTAGGTATGGCTTCGGAGACAATATTTATTAATTTTAAAGAAGGCGGTTCGGTTGCCCTTAATCATAAGCTTAAGGAAATAAACGCTTCGCTTAATAAGATGACCGCATCCTTAGACAGGATGAGTCGTGCTACTAGAGGTGCTGAACGTGATACTAAGCGGTTAGGTAGCGCATTTGGTAGGCTTGTTCGTAATGTTTTGGTTGTTGCTGGTGCATACCAGACTCTTCGGTTTGGTAAAGATGCTGTAAGGGAGTTAATTAAGGTTAACGCTGATTTTGAAGACTCAATGGCTAGGGTTAAGTCAGTTGTGGAGCAAGCCGCTGGGTTTACTAATATCCAGTTTAGGGATATGAGTAAGCTGGCTAGGCAGATGGGTAGAGACACTAGGTTTTCTGCTACTGATGCCGCAGGTGGTTTGGTATTCTTAGGAATGGCAGGATTGGATGCTAAGCAATCTATGGCGGCTTTACCTTCTGTATTGCATTTGGCGCAAGCGGGATCATTGGATATGGCTACAGCCGCAGATATTGTTACAAATGTGATGACTGCTATGGGGGCGAAGTTTGAGGAGACTGGAAGGTTTGCAGACGTAATGGCGGCTACAGCGGCTAACTCTAATACGAATATTCAGCAGTTGGGGCAAGGTATGAAGTTTATTGCTCCTCTGGCTGGAGGCTTAGGAAAATCTGTTGAGGAGACTTCAGCGGCTCTTGGTGTTCTTGCAAGTAGTGGTATTCAAGCCACTATGGGTGGTACAGCCCTTAGAGGGGTTATGTCTAAACTCGCTGACCCTACGAATATCGCTACTCGAAAGATTAAGGAGATGGGGGCGAACATGGATAAGATTAATCCAGCGACTAATAGCTTTATCACTATATTTAAAGAGTTGAAGAGGGTTGGAGTGGACGCTGGAAACGCTTATGGTATTTTCGGTCAACGTGCTGGAGTAGCCGCAGGAATCCTTACTTCTCAGGTAGATGCATTTGAGGATATGATTAGAGTTACCGAGGGGTCTGAAGGTGCGGCAGAGAAGATGGCAAAAACTATGGATGATACCTTGAAAGGGGCGGCGTTTAGAGTGAGGTCAGCGTTTCAAGAGGTCTTATTGGTTATTGGGGATTCTGGTTTGGGACAGGCGTTTAGAGATACTTTAGAGAGCTTAGGGAAGATGCTAAGAGAGTTCGCCAAATCGGAAGCGGCTATTGAGTTAGGTAGGTCACTTACGAATGTATTTACTGCTGTTGTCGGGGTTATTAAGGCAGTGGCAGAATCGTTGGCATTCCTTAATAAACACTTAAGTTTCCTTAAGGGGCCAGCGTTGCTTATATCTGGACTCCTTCTGTTTAAAGGGGTGGCGTTTGCTATAGTGGGAGTGACAGCAAAATTTGCTTTACTTACTAAGGGTCTATGGGGGGCGGTAGCCGCCACTAAGGCGTTAAAAGCGGCACAGGCAACTGGAGGAGCAGTCGCAGGCGGAGTCGCAGGGGGAGCAGGAGTAGTCGCCGCAAAATCAGGAGTGAAGGTATTGGCAGGTACGATTGCTACCGCCGCTACGATAGGTGCTGGGATATGGGCTGGGGCTACTGAAGCAATTAATTTATTTAGGGATGAGGGTAATAAGATCGCTTCGATATCGGCTATGTGGAAAGCTCATAAGGACTTAAATATTCAAAAGAGTGCAGTGAATCAAGCTAAGAGTAATATTAGTGATGTTAAAGAGTTAATAGCGACAACGGATCGTGTACAGTTTGATGTTATGTATGAGTCCTTGAGAAAAGGGACTGAGGCTATGAGGGATCAGAATAAAGAAGGCAGTACATTATTTGTTCAAGCTGAAAGACATTTAAAAATATTAGATGGCATTAATGCCCGTAAAACAAAAGAATTTGAATTAGAGGGCGCAATAAGAGCCGAAGCCGAAGCGAAAATAGCCTTAGAAGAAAGAAATCAGCGGGCTAGGAATAGGAAAATGGCTGAGGAAGCAGATAGGAGGATGGTACTTGCAGAGTTGGATAAGTCTGACGTAGACCTTTTTAAAGAGCAACAAATTAGTGAGCTTGCAACCCCTGAGGAGAAGGCCGCTATGATGATTAAACACGCAGGGCTGAGAGATGAGGCTCATCTTACAGAGAGAATTGCCGCTATTAGAGATAAGATGAATAGTAAGGAGTGGATTCATTCTAAGAGTACTACAGAGGAAGCTAGGAAATTGTTTGGGTTGAGACAGGAAATTAAAAAACTTAGGGTGGGTGATAAGAGAGCGAGGGACGCTGAATCTAAGAGGGTAAAGGAAGCTAAGGAGGAGTTGGCAATCCTTAAGCTTAAGATTGCTGGTAGGGTACAAGAGGCTAAAGAAGTTGAGAGGATGCTATCTATTCAAGAAATGGCTAAGAAGTTTGGTGAGAAGCCCGGTGTCTGGTCGGAAAAATCTGCAATAGCCGCCCAGATTGTTGACGCTAGAGCGCAATTAAAGAAAACAGGCTTTCTTACTCCCGTAGTTTCGTCTTTGGCGGCTATAGGAGGTGGAGGAAGAGTAGGCAGGGTCGGTGCTGATCCTCAATTAGATATTGTTAGGAATACTTCTAAGACGGCTACCCTATTAGAAACTATGCTACAGCGTATGGGAGAGAACCCCGGATTTTTAATAGAGATTGATGATATTTAAAGCATAATTGATATGGCAACAAAGATAGATACAGTTTATATAGGCGAGAGTTTAATTAAATTAGTAGAGAATGTACCTGCTACAATTAATTACGATGAGGATGGTATAGCGAAGGCTTCATTGACCTATACCTGCAAGTATGAGGTAGCTCCTGTACTGGTGAATCAAATAAGGGTTCACCCTGACTTTGATTGGTTAAGATTTAAAACGGCTACTATTACAAGACAACCCGGATGCTTGGCTCAAGTTAAGGTAAATTTTGAGGGGATACCCGATCCAACAGGCGAAGATGAAGAAGATGAAGAAGATACTAGCACCAAGTATAGCCTAAGGGGAACTTCTTCTAACGAGCCTATTGAAACTCATCCAGATTTTGAGGATTTTGCTGGAACTCCGGGCTTGCCATTAAACGGGGCGAGATGGACTCCAAAGGGTATGAAGGGCCAACATAAGTTTGAAGGGTTTATTGATGAAGCCGGCAATGCCCTTTACGGTGTTAAATCCTATTTGGAAGGAGGGTTTATTTTCTCTGAAACTAGGTTAGTGCCGAAGAAAGATGCATTTGTTATCGCACAACATCTAAATAATATTGGTAAAAGACTTAGGATTCCCGATGGTCACGGCATGGGTAATTTAAATGGTCACCCCCAGCGTGATTGGTTACAGATTTCGTGTGATGTCGAACCTGTAGGGACGGGGTTTAAGGTTACTAGGAATTGGAGACTGTCAGGAGTAAGGAAATGGAATAAAGATATTTATCCTGTGGGAGCGAAAATTAACATTTAATAATGGGTACTATTAATCATAATACTAAGGACAGATCTACACTCGTACCTGAGTTTTCAGCACCCGATCAACCTGAGTTGGAAGTAGCTTTGAATACCTTAGCTAAAGGGGTTAATAAACTATATCAGACTTTACCAGTTCCTCAGTCTTCTAGTACTATTGCCCTTACTAAGGCTAACGATGGGGTAAATTTCTCATTTGATATAATACCCGAACAAAATCGAGTGTTTGTAGGAAGATTTGAGCTACATTTTTCTTTTGCGGATCAAACACTGTATATAAATACTGGTAGTGTTGCGTTTATTAATGCCGCTTGTGAAGTCGGATCACCCGGCGAGATTTTATCGCATACAGATCAGTATGGTAATTTTCGTAAACAAAACCAGAATGTATATGCGGCTATAGATAAGGACGGGTGTCCTGTATGGGGAAATGACATAGAGCCTATATTCCCTACTTTAGTTACAGAAGCGGAGAGTGCGGCAGATGGTAAGGCCGTTGAGGGAGTGGCTGTTGATGAGGAGGGAGCAGGTTGGATAATATCCCAACTCGTAAATGCACAAGCTACTAAGGATTTTAGAATTTGGGTTAAAGCGTGGACTTCTAGGAAGGATAAGGATGGTAATGAGCTTACTGGAGGGACGGATAATATAAATCAAATCAAGGCTGGGGCTGATCGGGCGCAGGTGTGGATTATAGACGCTACTAAAGATCCTTCTGAAGTTGCGGATTCCGGTGAGAATGAGGTAGGTTATGGATGTCAGTTTTTTCTTATAGGGAAGGTTACATTTAAAGAAACCGAACTACCTGCTAATCACCCTCATCTGATTGCTAATGACAAAAATGAAAACCATTTTAAGGAAGAGGCAGATAAGATAAGGAATACCCGTGATGATCATCCGTATACTTTAGAATCTCTTGAACAATATTGGATGAGCGATATTACAATAGTTAAGTATCGAGTTGAGAATGAGGTCGATGGAGGCGAAAAAGGCTCAGATCATGCACTTGATGATCCTATTGATCCTGACAATACTTATGATCCTAGTTAGACTATTTGCACATCGTTCAAATAGTAGACCTTGACAGGGGGTTACTGTAATCTTAAAATATAGTGTGAAGCTTTATATTAGAGAAGACGGGACTATCCAGAAGAAAAAAGGCTTTCCTGACGCATATAGTACAGGAAACCCAATTCCTTTAAAACGAGGGGATAATGTCTCGTTTGATATACAATTTTTGGACGATAGGGGAAACCCTAGGAAGAAGGCATCTACTTCTTATGTTGCGGTAGCTCTTAAAGAGAAGGATAAATTTGATGGATCTTTAGTATCTTTCGGGTCTACAACTACAGCCCCTAATAACGACGATGGGTCTTATAGTATTAGTATAGATACTGATACAGACGAGATAGATACATTACTTGCGGTTAATTCAACTACCGCCGATGACATAACTTATGTTGACGTAGGGTTTGAGGTAGCTTTATCTGAGTCAGGCGGGGGAACGTCTGCTACTGATTGGGTTAGAAGCCAAACGGTGTATGCCCGTGTGCATAATAATGTCTTTCGTCCTAGTGATTCTGCACCTAGTCGTGGAGCTAAGTTCGCTCAATATGAGTTTCCTGACATTGTTCTTAATGATGCACACCCTGCATCTCCTCAACCAGACGGAGCTAGAAGTGTAGCTACAGATGCGCTCTATGTTAGCATTGGATCAGATAATACAGTGAAGGTTAATGTGTCAACTGGTGCTGGTGGACTTGGGACAGATATTACCCTTAAGCTTGTTGCTGACCTTAGTGCGGTAACTCCAGCGGCAGGGGAGATATTTATACAGAATACTGGCCCATCTGCTAGATCATCTACTAATATTCTTGCGGCCATTAATGGTACTAGCAATACTGCGTTAGCAAAGTATGGAGCTAGTGCGGCAGGAGACTCTACTAATGGCATTGCTGGTATTACAGCGGCAAACGGCTCTACTGATAAAATTACTCTTACAGCCGTAAATTACGGCCCACACGCTATTACGGTTACTGCTGGAACTACAGCCGCAGATTCCGCTTTGTACTTAGCGCACTCTGTTACAGAGGGTCATGTACCATTAGCTACTTATGCTATTATAACTAATGGGCTTAAGTTCTATGCTACAGAGTGGGCTTACATTGTTACTGATACAGATGTACTCGGATCTGCTGGGGCTAACCCTCCTACCATTCATATAGGCGATGTGAACTCTACCACAGGTGAGCTTACGGAATGGTCTGATGATTTACAGCCAGATGGGTCAGTTAGGTCAGCATCAGATACCTCGTTTGGCGCACCGGGAGCAGGTATTACTGGAGATGGCACTAAGAAGATTTATATAAGTACTCGCCAAACTAGCGCAGGAACGCCCTCTATAGGAAAGACTGTTACCGTTATTGTTAGGGGTTACGAAGTCCCTGCTTAATTATTTTATTGAAATCATATTAATCCATCATATTATTGAATTATGAGTAAGGAAGCTATATTAGGAATCGTAAGGCACATTCTCACCTTCGGGGGAGGTTTTATCACTGAAAGAGGACTTGCTACAGGAGAAGAAGTTACAACGGGCGTTGCCGCAGTTGTAACTCTTGTAGGACTGGTCTGGTCAGTGATGAATAAGCGCAAAAAGTGAAAATACTTAAAGCACTAGCGGCGGCACTTACGGCGTACAGTGCTTATGTTAGTTGGAGACAACGTGTTTACCTTTATTCTATCCAAGATAAAATGGACGAAGCCGCTTCTGATGGTAGTCCTTCTGCCAAGTTGCGGCTCGAACGTCTTTCGCAACGATACGACATTGAACGAAAGCGCACTTTATGACCCTCCTCATATAACTTTAAAGGAAGGCGTTGAATACCGATTTTCCGAAGGGGTTCTTATAGGGAGAGGGCAGAAGTTTCACTCAGAGTGGAGTTATCGTAGAGCAGTTGTTATAGGTAGTAGCAAATGAGTAAATGTAATTCAGTTCGTAGGGATATTAAGGTTGCGTGTGTAACCATCGCTGGGTTTTATCTTGCTCTTTTTATTATTAATCTTATAAATGGGTTTAATGATAGTAATCAGCTTAAGGCTGAGGCTGAAGCTACTGGGGTGGAGTTGACTGAGGGTTCTTCTAGTATAGTGGCTGAAGCCTCTTATAAGACATTTAGTGCTTCTTATGGGCTGGTAGAGTTATTTAATCTGCTTATGACTGTTGCGGTAGCTGGTCTTGTAGGTTGGTTAGTATTAAGGTGGGCGTTTAAGAATACTTTGGGTAGGGATTTTGGTAAGGTTTTTGATGTAGGATGGCATCGTATGGCTCCAGTTGATAAGACTAAGTGGATTATAATTACATGGCTGATTATTTTCTTTTCTATTGTGCATGGAAGGGCATCCTGCCCAACTGAATTGCCTGTTAGTAAAAAGGGTGTGGATATGATTATTTATTATGAGGTAGGCGGTAGGGCTTATTATGAGTCTAGGTTGATGAAGCCTACTGTTCCAGCGTGGCGTAGTACGCAGTCAGGGGTCACTGTAGGCTTCGGAATAGATTTAGGGCATATGAGTGAGGCAGAAATAGAAGAGGCTTTTAAAGGCGTTCTTACGGCCTCTATGGTGAGAGACTTAAAAAAGGTTAGAGGGCTAAAAGGAAGAGATGCGTACTATAATGGGTTACCTAGGGTTAAGAACTCGGTGAGGGTAACATGGGATCAAGCTTCTCATGTGTTTTATGAGATTACGATTCCTAATTATAGTGAGAGAGCTAGAAGAGCGTTTGACATATCTACAACTAGATTACACCCACATGAGAATGCGGCACTTACTTCTCTGGTATTTAATAGGGGCGCATCAATGAGGGGATCAACCCGAAAAGAGATGAGGGACATTAAGACTGATATTGCTAGAGGCTATGCTGGTTATGTTCCCTCGCATATAAGATCTATGAAAAGGCTTTGGGATTATTCTAAACTCAAAGGACTGCATCTTAGGCGTGATGCGGAAGCAGACCTATTTAAAATGGGAAGCTTAATTCGTGTAGCATCTGATTGAGGTGCTTAGGCGATGATGTATATTAGTAGTATAATATATGAACGCCGAAAAGATTAAAGACGGAGAGGTTGTTAAATTACCTAAATGGTTTTGTATCACTATTATTACGGGAGGAGTATCTATGGTTTCCTTCGCCCTAACAATGATGTCTAGGGAAGCTGTTGAAAGTGAGGAATTAAAGAGGCACGACAGAGTTATTACCTCTCATTCTGAAACGCTTACTAGACATTCTGAGGCAATAGGAGCGATCAAGACAGACTTAGCCGTTATACGAACTAGACAGGAAGGAACTGACGGGGTGCTGGAAAGGATTGAAGTTCAGCAGACGAAAATTTTAGATAAACTTAGTGATAATGATTAATTTGAACAGTGTTCAAATAGTTGATATTTTTTCTTGCAAATGTTATGAATTGTGCTATATATAATGATATGTGTGCATCACTTCATTTTGTGGATGAAAATAATTCTTTAGTTCAAACTAAAGAAGAACTAAGTATGGCTAGAGAGAATACTAGGCATTTTATGAGTGCTTTAGGGTATGACCCAGACTTCGAGTCCTTACCTCCTATACCTATTAGAGAATTTTCAAAATCTGTAGAGCAGTATAAATTATCTGACCTAAGAGAGTTTATTGATATGGGTATAGAGGTTAGGGCGATAGATGGGTTTACTTTCTTTGGGCAACGTGAAGAGTATCTTGAGCCTCGTATGGAGATAGCTAGTGGGATGATCGAAGAGGCAGAAGGCAAAGGCGCAACCTTAGCTCGATTTATATAATTATAGAATCTTATAACAGATGTATAGTAAAAAATTTTTTATTTTCAATATTGACAAATGTTTTTTTGTGTGATATAGTAAACTGATATGAAAAAATACTTAAAACAAATTAATACCCTTTCCTCCTCAGGGGTCGGGGTAATGCTTACCAGAACTAGGGAACCATTTAGGGCTATTGAATCCCTAAGAGAGTTCGCCTTCTCTAAGGGACTGCCTTTCGGAATTTGGAATATTCGGGATGGGTGGACTAAGTATACTTCGGAAGAGTTTGAATCAGGTACTATTGTTAATGGGGATGGGGTAGCTGATGTTTATAAGGCATTGAAAAAGATTATGGATATCGATGGAGGGGGCAAGGAGTTTTGGGAAGCTGGAGTGTTTGTTATGAACGCCGTGCATCCTTGGTTGGCTAAGCACCCCGGTTTTGTAGAGTGCCTTAGGCACTATGCTAGGGATTTTGCCGAGTCTACCGCTTTGAGGCTAGTCCTAATTGTACCTGAGTGCCAGAATCTCCCTGAGGAGTTACAGCATGATATCCCCGTAGTGGACTACGATCTTCCGAATAGGGAGGAGATAGCAGAGATTTATGATTATGTAATAGAGTCTTCTACTCCTGAGGGAGAGGAAGTGCCTGTTATGTATGAAGATAGCCTTAAGGATACCATCGTCGGTTCTGCTTCTGGAATGACTCAGATGGAAGCTGAAGTTGCGATGTCTAAGGCGATAGTGGAGAACCGCCCACCCAAGGACTCTAAGAAGAAGTGGCATGAGATTGAGTTTACTGATTTTAATGGAACCATTCTTGATTCTAAGACTGATGTTGTTAAGCAATCTGAGGTGCTTGAATTGATGAAGGGTGTCAGCATGGAGGATGTAGGAGGGTTAGAGGTATTTAAAGAGTGGATCAAGACTGCTTCAGAGTGTATGACTCCTGAGGCGTATAGTGCAGGAGTGGATAAGTCTAAGGGGATAGTTGCTGTAGGGCCACCGGGAACTGGTAAGACTCTGCTTGGTAAAGCTACTGGAACAGTTCTTAATAGGCCATTGGTTAGGGTGGACGTATCTAAGTGTTTTGCTGGGATCGTAGGGTCTTCAGAGTCTAAAGCTAGGTCTGCAATTAAGCAGTTAGAATCTATGTCACCATGCGTTGCTCTTATTGATGAGGTTGATAAGGCTTTAGGAGGAGCGCATAAAGGAGGAGGCGATAGTGGAGTGAGCCAGCGAGTTCTTGGTATATTCCTTACAGCTATGCAGGAGTCTGAGGCAGATATCTTTTGGATTCTAACCGCTAATAGGGTTGAGGGCTTACCTTCCGAGATGCTGAGAAAGGGACGCATGGATGAAGTGTTTGCGGTGCTTCCACCGAATGAGGTTGAGCGGAAGGCTGTATTAGATATCCATCTTAAGAAGCGTAATGAAGACCCTAAAGAGGTTAGCGACCTGTATTTAGCGGTTACAGCATCTAAAGGATTTGTGAGCGCAGAGATAGAGGCGGCAGTTAAAGAGGCTAAGAAGGTTAGCTTTAGGAGTGGCGAAAGCATTACAGGTAAGAGCTTGGTAGCTCAGCTTGAGATTATGAAGCCTCTTAGCGAGGCGTTCCCTGAGGATTTTAAGTCTATGGAGAACTGGGCTAAAAATAATGCTCGTAACGCTTCTAGGGCTGATGGAGGATTGAGTGCCTCACCTAAGATTGCTAGGAAAAGAACTAAAGGGCGTAGAGCAGTTAATTAAGCAATATAAATAGTATGATAAAATTAAGTATAAGGACAGGTAAGGTTAATTTAAAAAAGCAAAGTGCTTCTGTAAGTGCGTTTAGTGTATCTAGAACTCCGTCAGTAGGTATTCAGTTCCTTAATGTTGCCGCTAGAAACCCGAATAATAGCTCTATAGAGGAAGTTGGGAGTCCAACCTTTGTTCCTTCAGTGCCGGGCGTTAAGCCCGATATATGCGGTAGATTTGTTGACTCATCTTATAGCCTTGAAGAGGGGGCATTGGTTAGAGTTAAGGTTAATGTTAGGAGAGGTTACGGGCATATGGAAAAGTCAGGATACTTCCATATCAGAGTGAGGGATAATGCGGCGTTTAGGCATCTTACTATCCCATTACTGGAAGAGGCTAGGGTGGCGTATACCTCAGCTTTCCTTAAAGGTAAGTTTGATATACTAGATGTTGAAGAGTTGGAGAATGAGTTGTCTTCAGAAGCCCCTATAGGGGAGCATATTAGGAGGTTGTCGGGGAGTAATATTTTTGAGTCATTAAATATTGTCTCAGATGTATTAGTTCCTGAGAAGTTATCTGCTGATAAAAAGATTGTGAAAGAGGTTGTAGACCTCGACACGGGAGAAAAAAGAAAAGTAGTAACAAGAATAAGAAAGAGGCGAGGCATTAATCTTTAAAATATTTAATTTTCTTGATTTGTCAAAAACCTTGGTATAATATAATAAAACTATGAGCCATACAGCAACAGTAAATAAAGTCACCATCAGTGATGACGAGAGAACCCTGCGTCAGATGGAACAAGACTTAATATCTCAGGGTATAAACGTCGAGTTGGTGCGAAATGCAGTCCCTAGGATGTATTACAATAACCAAATCGCTAAGCACTTGGTAGGTAAGAATGATGACCTAGTCTTCCATGCTAATCCTGACGAGTGCGATTATGTCCTTAAGGTTAAGGATGCGTACTATGATATTGGATTTATTAAAAATAAGGACGGGAATCTCGTTCCTATATTTGATGACTATGATTATGCAAGTCATTGTGTGGAGGGATCTTCCGAGGGTAAAGGGGCTATTAAAGAGTTCTTAGGAGCTAAGTATGATGGGGCAGATACTCAACACTGGTCGGGTGAGCAGTCTGATACAGATCAAATACTACACTCTATGGGTAAGGCGTTGCAGTCGTATTCAGTTAATGCCGCTATAAATTCTGCTACTGACTCTGGATATACAGTGATGAATCAGTATACAGACGAAGACGGGTCAGTTCATATTGAGGTTGAAGTTTAATTTATAAGAATAAGACAATGGCTAAAATATATATTGAAATTGATAAGATAGGAGTTCCGAAGATTAAAGCTGAGGGATTTACAGGGTCGGCGTGTACGGATGCTACAAAGCCCATACTGGACGCTCTTACTGGAGGGGATGAGAATCTCGCCAAGATTGAGGAGACTGAAGAGATGTACAATACTAATACTGACGAGACATTAGAAATGGAGGGACTTTAATGGCTAAGCAATTAATTACAGTAAGGCCCGACGGATCTCTGTTCGGGCTTAAGCATAAAAAAGGTAGGGGAGTGGATCTTACTAAGTTTGGAAAGGCTAAAGTAAAGCGAGTCACCCTAATCGAGTGGGATGAGGATTACCAAGAATGGTATATTAGATGGGCTGATTCGGATAAGCGTTGGACTACTAAATTTATTATGGATAGTGTACTGCCTCATACAAAGCTACCCGAAGGTGAGGAGATTGCTTATTTTGAGGATTACGATGATGCAGTAGAGACGGAAATTTTAGTAATCCAATCGCTTACTAAAGGACGTAGGATACCATTTTGGATTCCTAAAGGAATAGAGGACTTATATACGAGAAGTGGTAAAAAATTATTAAGTACCTAAGACTATTAATAATATGAGGGTAGTAGGGTTTTATCCCCACTACCCTCAGGCAAGAGACTCATTAGAATTAGGATTTAATGAGTAATTGTATCAAAATAATAACATTAACTAATATAATATAATGATACTGTCAAAGAAAACATACAACGATGAAGGGAAAAGATTATTCCCTTGTGCCGATGGCTACCTAACCCATAAATGGATGGACTATGGTAGTTTAGAAAATAAAGGTGGTATAAGCCGCTTGCTATCTAGAAGATGTGGGAGATGCGGATTACCTTATAAGACGTTATACGAGTATAGGAAAGATAAAGTTCTTAAGAGTTATCACGAAAATAGGGTTTAACTTAGTGAAAGAGGGCGAATATCGTAGTTGGGAGTTTTCCAAAGACGTACTTAGACTTATCCTTAGAGAGTGGGGAAACTCACTTAGTAACCTAGAGTTCCGAACAGTTCTTTTTATATATGATAGGACAGTGGGATGGGGTAAAAAGTGGGAGAGGATTACGGGAAAGCACTTCTGTAAAGGCGTGTGGTCAGATGAAAAGTGCTATGCCTCCCCTATATCTACTAATAGAGGATATGTATCTGGAGTGGTTGCGAATCTTATTGAGAGAGGAGCAATCCTCAGAGAGAGGACTGGAAACTCATATAAATACTGCCTTAACTTAGATTGGAATCCAAAAATGAAGATACCTAAGAGACTTAAGCAAAATAAAACTGTACCAAAAGTGGAACAGGAGGTGGTACAAAAGTGGGACAGTGAAAGTGTACCAATAGTGGAACAACAAAGAGAGATAAATAATAATAGAGAAAATTCTCCAACAGTCGCACCTGACGGTGCGGATAAGATAGGGGATGCTCTTATCGAGATGGAGAAGGCTATTCGGTTGCGAACTAAAAAAAGCGCACAACGATTAGATAGGTTGAGGGCTAAAGGTAAATATGAACGCCGTGCAAATGGAGAGAAGTCAGGGTTCGTGCCTTCTCGATCATCGTTGCCTGAGATATGGAGAAGTTTGTTTACTGATAACTACCCTAAGGGAAAGTTGCCTCCTGTTGCTAAAGCTAGTTTGTCTATACTACATAAATATGCGGTGGAGTGGACTAAGTCTAGGGACGAAGGTGAGTTTTTGGATTACTTACGTTGGGTATTTGAGAATTGGAAGGCTTTAAAAGAGTTGTGCTTTTATTGGATGAGCGATTATCCAGATTCTCCTAGTATTAATATTATGGTGAACTCTAAGATAAGGCATAAGATAGAGGATGCCTATAATGAGCAGGAGAAGGTGAAGCGTTGGCGTAGCCTTGATGAGTGGGAGAGAAAGTATGAGAGGCTTATAGAGAGAGGGATGGATCACGAAAAAGCTGAGGGTATAGCTAAGCGTGAAACTGGTTATAAGGATATTAAGGATGAGTTGAGGAGAGAAAGGGAGTTATTAGAGAAATTAAGAGTTAAGCTTGAAAACGAAGCTCTCAAGGCTGGAATAAGTGTTGAGGAGTTTATGAGTAGACAAGAAGAGAAAAGAAATAAAAGGGCTATAAATAATGAAGAAGGATCTTTCGGCGAGTTCGAGTCAGGTATTGAAATCTAATGATATTAAAAAATCTTTTGCGTTAGCTGGGATACCGTCATTTTTACATACAAGTGATGAATCACTTTCAAGATGGGATAAGGATTCTAGTGTATTTAATCATTGCGTTGAGGCGTTGGATTGGATCGAAGAAGGGGGATTGGCAGGTTTAAGCACTAAGTCTTCAGTAGTTGAATTAGTCTATACTTCTGATTCTGATATGATGAAGGTGTTTTATTTGATAGCTAGGGCGGCAGTCCTAAAAGGTGTGTCGGTTAAGTGTGTTCATGCGCTTGAACTTATGCCTCCTAACCTTAATGATGATATGTGGGAGGAGTTACAGGGTAAGGGTCTGCTTGTAGTTGATGGTATTAATTATTGCGAATCTGGGAGCCATTCGGATAGTCAGTTAAAAACTCTTGAATGGGTGATGTCTAAATGGTTGATGCAAGGTAAATCGTTATTAATTCATACTGAGAAGAGGCTGATAGGGGATGACGTATTTAGTCAGAGCTTCCGTAGTCTTATTGAAAACCGAGTTGTAAAAAAGTTTATACAGGTTTAATGCCTGTTTATTAATATATAAAAATTAATGTCTGTAGGATTAAAATTATTACGAGCCTGTATTGAACACTCAAATGAGTCTATTATAAGAAAGTCATCTACTGAGTTCTTCTTGGAAGAAGAGGTTCCAGCACTTCTTTATGTAAAGAACCATTTAGATACTTACGGAGCGTTGCCTACTGCTGATGAGGTGGCATCCGCTGGGCATCCGCTTTCTACCCTTAGGCAGTCTTCGTCTCCCGATTATTATTATGACTTATTGAGGAAGAGGTTTGCTTACTCTGAGGTGAATGAGAGGCATCCTAGGTTGGTTGAGTCTATGCGTAATAGGGATACCGATGGCGTTATAGACGTTTTGTCTGAGATGTTGCAGGAGGCTAGAAGGGCAATAGGCACTAGTTCATTTACTACTATTTCGGATGAGTTGGTAGGTGTGGCTTCTGATTATTTAGAAGCTAAGAATGCACCGGGATTGCGTGGTATACCTACTGGGTGGGATACGTTAGATGAGGCTACTTGTGGATTAATGGGAGGTGACCTTGTGGTGATTGCTGGTAGGCCGAGTATGGGGAAGTCATGGTTATTAATGGAGATGGCTTATGCGGCTTCCCGTGCAAATAATCCGATAGCTTTTATATCTATGGAGATGAGTATGCGTCAGATTGCTAGGCGTTGGTTAGGGAGATCTACTAGGATAAACCCTAATTTCATTAGGGCTGGTGAGGTAGGCTCTCATCCAGAACAGAGAATGATGGAAGCTATAGACTCTGAGTCAGGTAGAAGCCCTGTACATCTTTTGTCGGGAGACATGAAGAAAGATTGTGGCGCAATCGAAGAGATGGTACTGGAGTTTTCGCCTTCGTGCGTATATGTCGATGCGGCATATCTCTTGTCTCCGTCAGGTAGGAAAATGGGATATGTAAGTAGGTGGGAGAGTATCAGTGAGGTTATTAGAGAGCTTAAGCAGATAGCTATAAGATATGATATCCCTGTAGTGGCGAGTGTGCAGTTTAATCGTAATCAGAAGAATAGATCTAAGAAGTCTTTTGACTTAGGTGATATAGCTGGCTCTGATTCTATCCCTCAGGATGCAAGCATTGTACTGGGGGTGAGGGATGGAGCATCACCTAATGAGTCTACTCAGAGGATTATTGAAGTGATGAAGAATAGGGAGGGGGATTCTCCTAGATTTGCAACGGCCTTTACATTTACGCCTGTTGATTTATCTGAGGTTCCTTTAGTTGAGGATGGCGAGACAGTGGGTGACTCTAATTCAGATAATGATTATATTTTATGAGCAGTATTAATGTAGTTGAGGGATCTATTGGAGACATAGTGGTAATCACTGATGCTATTCCTGAGAGTGTATTTAGGTCTGGAGGGGTTATGACTGATGTTGCTATGAAGTTGTTTCTTCGTCAGGCTAAGATTTGTGGGTTTGGGCCTGAGAGGTTTACGTTCATTACTCCCTGCCCCCCTATAAGTATAGATTTAGATGGTAGTGAGAGCAGAATAGGTAATTTTGTATCTGAGTATAGAGAGGGTTTTTTACAGGAGCTACAGCCCTTGCTTGAGGGGGCTAAGGTTATTTTGCCGCTAGGCAAGATAGGTAATAGACAGTTGGCCGGAAAATCTGTTCAGATAACGAAGGCTAGAGGCACATTTATTACATCCCTTTCTACAGGAGATATACCTGTTTTACCTTTATTGGCTCCTTATCATGTTTTGCGTAGACCTGAGCTTAAAGAGATATATGAATCTGATTTTAGGCAGATTAAAGATTTACAGGATAAGGGCTGGGATTTAGATGAGTATGGAAGGAGGGATTATTCAGAGGGGTATTCTTGGTGTTCTGATATTCAGTATATTATTGATGATCCTCCTAAGTCACTAGCATTGGATTGTGAGACTGTTGGGGTGGATCACTACTCTAGCACCTTTCGTGTATTAACGGTTAGTATTACTACCAAAAAAGGAACGGCTGTAGTTATTCCACTTGATGTTGATTATGTGAGGGACTCATCGCTTAGTTCTGAAGATACTCCTAGTTGGTTTTCTAGCTATACCGTAGATGATAGAGATAGGTTAATAGGTCAGCTTAAAGAGTTATTAGCTATGGATATAGCAGTAGCAGGGCATAACCTTAAGTTCGATATTCATGCTCTTAATACCTTGGATATAGAGGTAGCTAATTGGTATGCCGACACTATGCAGTTAGCTTTTGTTGCGGATGAGAATATGATGAGTAAGTCCTTAGACGATTGTGTTAGAAGATGGGTTCCGTCTATGGCTGGGTATGCAGATGATTTTAATAAGACTACTAATAAGTCTCGTATGCAGGATGTTCCATTTAATAAAATGCTGGAGTACGCAGGAGGAGATACGGATGCTACTTATAGATTAGCTAATGCACTCCTTCCTATTGCTAAGGAGGATGAGGAGCAATGGAATTGCTTTCTTAAGGTTCAAATGCCTAGCTTAAGAGCTTTCCTAAAGATGGAGCAGGAGGGGATCAATATTGATGTAGATTCTTTGCGTAGACTGGAGCAGGAGTTGACCAATAGGGAGAAAGAGATGTATGACGAGTTAATAGAAGAGGTTCCAGCACCCGTATTGCGTAAGCATATTGGGGCTTGGTCTTTTACAAGGCAGAAGTTTGTGGTAGATATTTTATTTGGCGAAGAGGGTATTCGTGATTCTGAGGGCAATAGGCTGGAGCCAATTATGTTTACTAAGGCTACTAAAAATTTGCCCGATGGGGAGAAGGTTCCTAGTACGTCGGCTAAAGGGCATTTACCTTATTTTGAGCATATACCTTTTGTTCGTAAATTAACTCAATATTTTAAGTTGGCTAAGATGAGGTCTACTTATGTAGGGAGTGAGGGTTCTGAGGTAGTTATTCCCGTTAAGAGGCTGAAGTCGGGAGCGTTGCCTAGCAGGGTTAAAAGTGCGTTGGACGTTGCAGGGATTTCTTACTGCTCTATCACTAATCTAAAGAGGCTCAGGAGGCCGTATATGGATTTGACTGATGTCCCGTATACGGCTGGGAAGTGTCTGAGGGTTGATGAGTGCGGAAATGTCTATGAGGTTATGACTAGTGAGCCGTCTGGGTTTTGGAGATATATACAAGAGAATCCAGTAATTCATTCTAGTTTTCATTTACATAGAACTGTTACTGGAAGGACTGCGAGTAGTGACCCTAACTTACAGAATATCCCTAAGCGTGGTGATATGGCTAAGTCTTTTAGAAAGGTCTTTGTCCCTCCTGAGGGGTATGTGTTTATGGAAGCGGATTATTCTCAGGTTGAGCTTCGTGTAGCGGCTTGGGAGGCTAACGAGCATAATATGATTCGTATATATAGGGAGCGTGGGGATATCCATTCTGCTACAGCGGCGGCTATCATGGGCGTTTCCGAAAGTGATTTTCTGGCTGGCAGAAGCGATAGAACGCTTTTGACTGAATGTTATGAGGACTGGCCTAATTCAGATAAATATTTGAGGTCTTTAACTGCTGATGAGAGAAGCCATATAACTGTTAAGGATTATTGTGATCTTAAGAGGTTCCAAGCTAAAAGTGTAGCTTTTGGTTATCTGTACGGTATGTGGTGGAAGGGATTCAAAGTATACGCTAAGACAGAGTATGGGATTGAGTATAGCGATGAAGAAGCTAAATCTACTAGAGAGGAGTTCTTTACGAAATATCCAGCACTTAGTAAATGGCATAGGGATAGGAAAAGGGAAGTTAGGCGTAATGGTTATGTTAGAGGACTGCATGGAGCTTTAAGGCGGTTACCGAATATCCTGTCTTTTGATGAAGGTATACAGGGAAACTCAGAAAGACAGGCTATAAACTCTACTGTTCAGAGGTTTGCTAGTGATTTGGGGCTTATATCTCTTATAAGGTTATCTAGGGATGCGCCTACTGATTTGATGCGCCCTCTGATGTTCATACATGATGCAGTCGTACTTGCGGTTAAGGAGGATAGAGTACAGGAAGCGGCTGAATCGGTTAAGTATTATATGGAGAATCCACCTCTTATGGAGTGGTTTGGAATCGAGTCACCCTTTCCTATGATTGCTGATGTTAGCGTGGGAAGTAATCTAGGAGATATGGACGAGATAGAGGTTGAGGAGGCAGTTAAGCCTAGTTGGTTTGAACAGCGTTCAAATAGTTGATATATTTAGTTGACAAAGGTTTTAAACTGTGTTATAATAAAATTATGAGTAATAAACTTAATAGACAGAGAGTTAAAAGAGATATAGAAGCCGAACTTGAAGAGCTTACGGTCGAGTTCTATGAGAGAAACCAACAAGCTAATAAAGCTACCCGTAAGGCTACTGAGGCTCGTAAAAAGCTTTATTCTTTGATGAAGGAGCAACAGCTTGATTCTCAGGTTTTTGATACTAGATGCTCTACGGGAAGGGTAATTCTTGAGGCATCATTTCAGACTCCTACGAGAACAGTTGTTGATGTCCATCAACTTAGGAAGCTGGTTAACGATAAGGATTTTATGGAGTGCGTATCTGCTACAAAGTCCAGTGTAGTGGGAGTGGCAGGAACAGAGGTAGCTACCCGTTGTTCTGAGGTTAAGAATCTTACTGAGAACGTGGTTGTTAAGCCTAAGAAGTAATGTTAGACGATTCTGATTTACCAGAAGAGCTACATGATTTACCAGAAGAGCTTCAAAAGGCTCTAGCTAGTCTTGTAGTCGCTGTAAGCGGATTATTTGATGATTCTTTTTCTGAAAAAGATAAGAGTGACTTATGGGATTTGTTAAAGAAGGAGTCATTAGGGTCAGATAATTTAAATCAAACTTATGGTGATGATGCTGTTAGGGATATGCTGGCTGATTTAGTGCCTTATTGTAAGGAAGGGCGTAAGGCTAGGTTTATAGGAAGGTTTTATTATACTAAAGAGGAAGAGGGGGCTAAGCCTATTGTGGGGCCATGTATTCCTTTTGTATCCTGTTGCGCTGGTTGTGCTATATGGAGGATGCACAAAAAGATAAGCCCTATAGCTTTAGCGTCCTGTCCTTCCGATAAGTACATTAGTGGTATTTATTTAAGGGAGACAGAGCTTATATGTGAGGGGGGAGAAAAATGACTGAGGCTAAGCTTAGGGAATTGTTGGCTGAGTTAGGGATACCAGTAGTAGATAAGACGGGATCGCCTAGCCGCAGTGAGTGGCTCGTATGCCGTTGCCCTTTTGCGTCAACTGATCATATAAGTGGTACAGATAGCAGACCTTCATTTTCGTTTAAGATTAATCCTGAGGGGTATTCTGGGTTTAATTGCTTTACCTGTAAACGGCATGGAAATCTTACTATATTTTTAAGCTCTTTAGGTATAATTAGAGGTGAGAATTATTCTGATCTTATAGTTAGGGCGTGGACGGACGAGGTTCCTAATACTTTCGGCGAATTTGAGTTTGAGGAACGAGAGTCTGATTATTTAACGTCTATAGACGAGGATACTGAGAAGGTTTTGTATAGGATATACCCTAGGGTGCATGAGTTTAGTGAAGCGTGTAATTATCTTGAATGTAGAGGAATTACTTTAGATGCGGCTGAGCAGTTAGGGCTACGATATGATAAAGAGGATAAGAGGATTATGTTTCCTGTTAGAGGTATAGATTCTTCTTTGTATGGGTTTACTGGAAGGGCTATATATGATGATCTAAAACCTAAGGTTAAGGATTACGCTGGCCTTAAAAAGAGTTGCCTCTTACTTGGGGAGCATCTTATTCCTTGGAGTGAGGGTAATCCAGATAGGAAGCCTATCTTAGTTGTCGAGGGTTTGTTTGCTTTAGCGCATATGGTTTCATTAGGTGTAAGGGAGTTTTGTAATCCTGTTGCTACTATGGGGAGTAGTATGAGCGAGGCGCAAAGAGACAGTATTGTGGATCTGGATAATCCAGTTTATATGCTGTACGACAATGATGATGCAGGGGAGGTAGGTATGTTTGGTAGGGCATTTCGTGGAGGAGGGGCGTTAGATATGTTGTTGCCTCATGTACCAGTTTATATGTGCCTTTATCCAGAAGGTATAGATGATCCAGATGACCTTAACTTGGAGCAAGTAAAGGAAATGGTGTTAGGAGAAGATAATGAAATCTATACATCTAAGTTTGTATAATTTTCTCTTGCAAAGTATAAAACCTGTGTTAATATAGATTTCAATATTAATATAACAAATAAAAAAGCTAAATAGCTAAATAATAAATATGAGTGTAGGAAGAATAAGTAAGATGTTCGCTGATGAAGCGGCGAGTGTAAGTAAGAAGAGTAGTGGCGGTTTTATGCCGTGGCGGTTTTGGCAGAAGAGAGGAGAGAAATGCGATGTTACTTTCTTAGATGAGTCTATTGAAGATGGATTTGCTAGGTATGAGCATAACCTTAAAGGCGCAGATGGTAAGTGGGGTAATATTGTACCGTGTATTAAGACTGAATCAGATTGCCCTGTGTGTAAAGAGCATGGCGCATCTACTTTAGTTTTGTATTTAAGTGTGCTTGTACACCGTCCTTATGTTAGTAAGAAAACTGGCGAGACGAAGGAGTATACTAAGATGTTTTTATGCATTAAGAGAGGTCAGCTTGAGGACTTTCTTAGAGTGGAAAAAATAGCTAAGAAGAATCATAAAACTCTTAAGGGAGTTACAGTGACATTATCTAGGGATAATGAGCCTACAAGCTTTTCTACAGGTATGCCCGTTCCCTCAGAGGAGACAGGCAATATCATAAGTGACTATTACAGTGAAGCAGATCTCTGTGAGGCTTTTGGTCACCCAGAGATTAAAACTAAGGAAGGTAATGTAATTAAAGCTGAGGACGAGGACACTAAGCCTTACGATTATATGGCGTTAATGCCTCAGCCCGATCCTGACGAGTTTATTAGCCAGCAAGGTGGTTCACCGTCACCGGGATCTACTAAGGAATACTCGGATTATATTGAGGAAGAGGAGAATACCTCCCCGATTATTCGTAGACGTAGAGTCTCTAGCAAAACTAAGGCTGATGCGGAACCAAACTTCGCTGATTAAATTGAACGGCGTTCAAAGGGCTTAGGACTATGAAAGCAACTCTTTCTACAATGTATTGGATTAATCGCTCTGGGTTTTCACCAGATGCGTTAGAAGATATTAAGAAAGAATTGACCATTAATCCTAAGCCCTCGCCGATGGACACCGAACCTCCCTTACCTATTCCTCAGTATATAGAAGAAGAGTATAAGATAGGAGTACCCGTAGCTTATGGGATTTCTAGGTGGGGAGAGTCGGGGTTCATTAAGGATCTTTCGGTAGGCGAGGAGTTTAAGGTTAGGAGACTTCCCGATCCTAATAACCCTAAGGCTCCTCCTAGACAGGCAGAGTTCTTTAGAGACATGGTGGACTCACTTGTGACTGAGTATGCTGTATTGGCTGTAGCTCCAACTGGTAGTGGTAAGACAGTGGCAGTTCTTAATGCTATTGGAACATTAGGAAAGACTGCGTTGGTGGTGGTTCCTACAAAAGTGTTAGCTGAACAGTGGAAGCAAGAGGCAATGAGGCATTTGGGGATGGAGGAAGAGGAGATAGGTATTCTATCTGGTGCTTCAAAGGATAGGGATTTATGGGATAAGAATTTAGTGATTGCAGTTATACATAATTTATTTATGAAGGAGTGGCCCCAACGCTTTTATGATTCTTTTGGGTTTGTAGCGTGGGATGAGGCTCATAAACTTGGTGCTAGGGTTTTTGCTTCTACTATGACTTTGTTTAATCCTTTATATCGTATAGCTGTTACTGCTACTGAGAAGCGTAAGGATGGAGGAGATTCGTTGTATCTCGATTATTTTGGAAAGCCTAAGGTGGTGGCCTCCTCTAAGGCGTTGGACTGTAACTGCTGGGTTGTTCCTTTTGAGCATATAGGCGATAAGCATAAATGGATTGAGAAGTGTAAGTCTAATGTTAAGCCTCTTAAATACTTGTCTAATCTTAGTGAGCGTAATGCCCTTATCACTAGACTTGCGTGTCGCCTTTATGATGAGGGTAGAGAGTTATTAATTATAACTAAGTTTATAGATCATGCGGAATTACTTGGAGAGTTATTAGCTTCAAGCGGCATACCCGTAGAGGACATTGGGTATTTTTGTGGGAATAGTAAAGGGAAAAAGAAAGGCGGTAATAAAAGACCAAAGGCTACTTTAGATTATTTAGAGGGCATCAAAAAGGATTGCCCAGTAATATTGGCTACATACTCTATGATGAAGGAGGGAGTAGACATACCTAGACTGGACGCAGGGATAGAGGCTTTACCTTCGCCAGATAATATACAAGCGGTAGGGAGGGTAAGGAGGCCGTTAGAGAGTAAGAGGAAGCCTCTTTGGTTTTCTATATCGGATAAAGGTATTCCTTTATTTGAGGCGTATACCAGAGTAAGACTTAAAGGATTTCAATCAACAAATGTAACCATTAATTATTTAGAAAAAAACAGTTTATGAGTGAAGATAATAAACCAAAAAGAGGGAGGCCGAGGAAGTATCATACCGAGGCTGAAGCTATTGCCGCATCGAAGGCGTACCAGAAAGAGTACCTTAATAAAAGGAGGGAGAGGTATGCTAAAGATCCAGCTTATAGAGAGAAGATTATTAATGCTGAGAGGCTGAGGTATAAGAAGACTAATCCGTCTTTTCGCCCTAAGTCTTTTGGTGCTGATGCTGGTAATGCTAGTCAGTATGCTAAGGTAAATCCTAAGTATTTAACTATTGATGAGATTGCGAAGTTTATAGGGGTTGTTCCTAAGGTTCTGTCTATATGGATTACTACAGGTAAATTCCCTGAGCCTACTAATATATTAAGTACGGGGCAAAAATGCTATACCTTAGATCAAGCTAATGCTGTTGCTTTTGTTCTTAAGGAAGATCTTGAGGGAAGGGCGGCGTTTAGGACTACAGATACATATACAATAGAAAGAGTTTGGGACTCGATAGAGAATAACTAATTTATATAAAACGAATACTATATGAATCAGACAGCATCAACAGCAGTAAGAAGTAGAGGTAGCAAAAACGTAGCCCGTGGTTCTTCCAAGGTAACTACTAATGCTCCTGACCTAGAAGTAGAGATAATGGATGAGTTGGAATCTGACGTTAGCTCTGTTAACCCCGGATATGTTAGCGTGACCGCAGGAATTACTAAGAATTTAGGAAACTATGAGTCAGCTAAGATTGGGGTAACTGTTAGCTTACCTTGTGAGCCAAGCATTGAGGGGGCTGAGGCTAGATATACGGATGTATCAGTCTTGGTGGATCGCCTTATGGATGAGGAGTTCAAGAGAGTTAGCGGGGAGGTTTCAGAGTCTAATGCCGACTAGGAAAAGAGCTAAATATAATAAGTTACCTGAGGATGTTTTAAAGGCTATAGATGAGTCTCATAAGATTCATGGTGACGGTCTTATGATCCCTGCTAGTAAAGTACCCTTATGCAATTCAATACCTACTGGTTGCTTTATTCTGGATTTCGCCCTACTGGGCGGCTTCCCTGAGGGCTATAGCACGATGAGTTATGGCTACCACTCTACTGGTAAGTCTACTCATTATCTTAAGGCTGTAGCTAAATTTCAAGAGAAGCATCCCGATAAGGTTGTAGGCTGGATTGATGCCGAAGGTTTGTTCGATTCTAGCTGGGCGGCTAAGATGGGGGTGGATATTGATAGGATGATGGTAGGTAGACCTGAGTATGGAGAGCAAGCGGTGGATATAATGGATGACTGGATGAAGATAGATTCAGTTTCTCTTGTGGTACTTGATTCGATTCCTGCTTGTGTTCCTATGAAGGTTCTTGATAATTCAGCAGAGGATGACACTATGGCGGCTTTACCTAGGCTTATGGGTAAGATGTGTAGTAAGATGACATCTAATAATACGGCTGGCAGGAAGAAAGGTAAGTGGACAAGTGTGTGGCTGGTTAATCAGTTTAGGAATAAAGTAGGTTTTGTTTTGGGGAGTCCTCTAACCTTACCGGGAGGTGTTCAAATAAACCATAACCCTACAACTAAGCTTTGGTTTAAGCTTAAGAAGGAACACATGGGGAAAGACAGAAACTCTATAGATGTTACTGACTTTAATGAGCAAGCTTTCAAAATAGAAAAGAATAAGCACGGGTCTTCGATTAAGGAGGGAGAGTTTCAGTTTTACCTTAACCCAGATAATGATAAGGGGTTGCCTATAGGGTCTTATGATAATGTACCAGCCCTTATGACCTTTGGTAAGAAGATGGGGTTTATTAAAGGTGGAGGTGCGTCTTGGAGACTGTTAACAGGTATAGATCCTACTACTAAATACGGTAGGCTGTCTGAGATAGAGGAATATCTGTACGCTAACCGTGAGGAGGAGGATACGCTTGCTAGGTCGATTATAGCAAACCAAAGAACCATTAAAGGGATTCCGGCCTTACCTCCCGATGGTTATCTAGTTTCTACGTTAGGGAGGCTTGTTTCTTTATCAGATGAGGTTACCGAAAAGAATTAAGGGTAAGAGTAGCCCTGCACACATAAGGTCTGCCTCTCAGGAAAGGGAGTTAGCTAAACGTGTGGGAGGCAGGACAGTTAGAGGTAGTGGTTGCGGTAGTGAGAAAGGAGATGCTAGGCTGGAAAAGGTTTGTAGGATAGAGGCTAAGACTACTTCTGCTAAGTCTTTTAGAGTTACTAGAGATATGCTGGATAAATTGGAGGAAGCCGCATTACCTAGTAATGAGTTGCCAGCATTGGTCGTGGAGTTTTTAGAGGAGGGTAAGCCTGTTGGTGAGGTAGCTGTTGTGCCTACTTGGATTTTAGATATACTCTCTCAACCTAGATAATGTCGTTATTAAATAATCTTACTAATAAACTATCCGTTAAAGAGGTAACTGATCAACCGTCTAGTAATGGTACTCATGGGGAGGATTATTTGAAATCTATTATTACCTCTATGGATAGTAAACCTGAGGTTGCAAGAGTAGGGGGAGATTATTTACATCTTACCTCTTTAATAGGGATATGTGCGAGAAAGCATATTTTAGCTAATACATCTAATATGGAGTTTACTAGCGTTCCCAAATCTAGTGATAGGGTTCTATGGGCTTTTGGAAGGGCGGCAGAGAACCATGTTAGGGCGCAGTTTATTAAAGCTATGAATAGGGAGGATATCTATGGTATGTGGGTGTGCGATTGTGGGGAAGTTAAATATGAGGGCTATTATTACGACTATAAGTTTTGCGGAGGTTGCGGAAGTAAGGCTATACATTACGAGGAGGTCACCCTTTTTGATAATGAGGCTAAGATAGCTGGTAACCCAGATCTTATATACAAACGCCCAGATAATAATAAACTAAGAGTAGTGGAGTGTAAGAGTATAAATAGAAAAGGGTTTGAGTCCTTGGATTCTCCTAAGCCAGATCATGTGCATCAAGCTATGGGGTATAGTAAATTACTTAAGCTTAATGGTTTTTTTGTAGATGACGCTGTTACTATATTTTATGTTAATAAAGAGTGGTCTTTTAAGTCACCTTATAAGGAGTTTCATGTAGATAGTAATCATAGCCACGATTTGGTTTTAGATATGATGTGGGATAGGGCTAGGGTAATATCAAATACTTGCGCTATGGATAACCCATTGGATGAGTTACCGGGAAGGTTGCCTGTTTGTTCATCCTGTGATACTTCTGTTGCTAAGAGTTGCGAATGTGTTGATTTGTGTTTTGCGTATAATTGATGGCTAGTAAAATACCTAGGAATAGAAATTGTGGTAGATGGACTGAGGCTCAGTTTAGGTCTTTTATAAGGAGTTTACTTCGTAGGGGTTCAGTGAGGTGGTCGCCACGATCTAAGATAATTAGCGATGCGTTTGTGGAGAATGGCGTTAATCCCGATACAGGGAGGAGATGCAAGTTACATAGATGCTCGATATGCTCTACTCTGGTAGCAAAGAAGGACATGGTTGCGGATCATATAATACCAGTGGTTGACCCTGTTAAGGGTTTTACTAACTGGGATGATTTTATTCATAGGCTGTTCTGTGAGTTGGATAATCTTCAAGCTATATGTAAGGTCTGTCATGCATCTAAGACTAAGGATGAGAGAGCAGTTAGGACTAAATCTAAGGCTATCCGCAAAAGAAAATTGAACGCCGTTCAAAATAAATAAAAAAAGACTTGCAAAGTTCTTTGGATGTGCTATACTATTATATCAAGTGAGAATGCTACCTTTTCGCTTGAGTTAACTTAACAAAACTGGTAGCGATTTAATTATTATGGCTACAATAACGATAGAAGAGACAGTCCCTACCGGGACTAAGGTTAAGTTTAAAGGGTATCACGAAGAGGGTGACGCTGGAGAACTTTCCCAATATGAGATAGTAGAGATTACTGGGTATGATCCAGATGAAAAGCTCTATAATGTAAGCTCTGTAGATACAGGGAAAGTAGATTCCCTATTCTTTGAGGAGTTTGTTTTATTAGAAGACACTGAAGCCCCTGCTGAAGAGGAAGAGGTAGAGGAAGAGGCTCCTCTTGCTGATAAGCTTGAAGCTGAGGAAGAGTCTGATGACATTAAGGTGTTTAAGAAGACTACTAGTGTTACTAAGGCTCTAAAGGAGCATGATGGTAATGCCCTTGATGCGGCGATGGCTTATACTGAGCGCAAGGAGCGTACCGTGTTTACGCTTGGTGGGTTGCTTGCTTATATTAAGCGTAATAATACGTTTCTTACTATTCTTGAGGATGGTGAAGCTATATACAGCGAAGGGAATGTAGGATTTAATTCTTACGTTAAGGATACCTTGGGTATTGAGCCTCGAACAGCGGCGTATTACGTTGACCTGTATGAGATGTTTTCTCA